CCGCCGGATGTTTCCCCAACCCCCATCTCCTAGGCTGCTAACATCCCAATCAAAAGTTGCTGTGCGGGTATAATATACATTGGTTCCTGATGTCGTCACAGATTTTCCATTAACTAACCGATTGTCATCATAGACATAGATGTAATCACTGGTGTCTGCCAGCGTCAATGATACTGTTCCGCCAGCGGCCAATGTATCGATATAATTTCCTCGGAGATAGGCATGATCGGAAGCGTCACCAATTAATACTCCATGTACGGTATAAGACAGAACCTCATTATTATTGATATTTACGTAAGATGTATTCGTTCCGGTTTTTATCCCATAGGCAGAACCATTTATGATATTTCCTGATACATTGATATGGGCGGTATCTTTATCGAGATTGATTCCGGCGTAGGCACCTCCGGCTATACTGGTGATAGTGTTTCCGGTTATCGTACCAAAACTTGGTGAGGCGGAGGTCCGTTCTGTCAAATTAATAGCGTGGCCATTTGTTCCTGTAATGGAGTTTCCAGCGATCACCACATTAGGAGAGTTTCCATCGACGACAACTGGTTGGAGAAATGTACCGTTAATCTGATTTCCGCTGACTGACATGCCGTTAATGCCGGATACCTGTATCCCGCCACCTGCACCTGTTGTCCCAAATAGAGTATTGCCTGTACAGGAATCATTTGAACCAGATTCATAGAATACAATCGCATCAACCAGCGCACCCATAAAAAACAGAGAGTTTCCTGTCACTGCTACCCTATTCCCGTGATAGACCATAATTCCGACAGAAGTGGCCCCGGAATGAGACACATTGCTGATTACGTTGTTAGCTATAACCCCTCTGTCCATCGCTGCCGAGAGGATCCCATATCCGGTCACCGTGTCTATGCGATTACCAGTAATCGAAAAATAATTGTACGCAGCATCGACGCTGTAACCGTTAGCTATACCAACAGACAGGACGTCATGTATGTAATTATCACGCACCCGCATGTCTGATGTTGTCCTAAGCCACATTCCGTAGTCAGTAGCCGTGATCTCCATACTTTCAACGGTCACATTTGAACTGGTAATAGATTTAATTCCGATTTGGCCAGTGGTCACACCATCTCCGGTTATTTTCCCACCTTTGCCAATGATCTTGACATTAGTTTTTGTCCCTATATTGAAGATATTAAATGCTCCTGCTGCTGGTTGTGCAGTCTTTATTTCCCCTTCGATGATGATTACCTGATTGCTGATAGGGGTGAGCGCTGCCGTGACGAGATACGAGTCCGCTGTTTTTGGGATTAAGACCCTTGTGCTGGATGCAAGGGCCGCATTTATGGCACTCGTATCGTCCGTTGTACCATTCCCAGCCGCGCCAAACATTTGTGGCGTCATTTCCTGCTGAAGTCCGGTAACTGTGCCAGAGCCAGACAAGGAGAAATAAGCACCGGCAGGGATTTTCAGTGTCACATTCTTATAAGTCGCAAAAGATAACGCTGATGAAATAACCCACGTTCCCGGCCTTATAAGCAAGGTCACTTTATCCGTCGTCCCGATTGCAGTTAGGGCGGCTTCGATGGTGGCCTGGGTGAACGATGTACCACTACCATAATCATTCAAAGCATCTACTTCATAACTTGTATAAGCGTTTATTCCATTTACACTGCTCATACTCCACTGCGTAACTCCAGCAGAGTTCTTTAGAACTACGTCATATAAGCCATTAAGATAAACTACTGCATCTCCGTTACTATTCAAAATAACTGGATTAGTGTTCGGAGTAGTCATTGCAGCAGTAGTATAACTTGCCTTAGGAGTAGTAGTGCCAGGAGCATAGGTATAAAGCTTTCCTCCACTTAAAGCTGCTCCAGTAGAAGTTTGCCCGTGGAACTTAGGGTAAGGAAATAATGAAGCTGTATTTCCTATAGATACACACAGCAGTAACGCTAAACCAACTATAAAACTTAAAAACTTTTTCATTTATCTCTCCTTAAAAATGAAGTTTATTTAAGTTAAAACTACATAATTTCATCTCACTTCATCTTCACTACCTCCTTCCTTTTAAGAAACGTCAATTTATGACTCTTTATCTGACGACAATAATGATTGAATAGAAAACTTTGGTTTTTTCATATCAGCAATAATTTCATCTATTTTAGGATCATATTTTGCTTTGTCTTCTTCAGAGAGTCTCTCGTACTTATCGTCAAGAACCTCAAGCAATTTTTGCTGATCTTCTCTACTAGCATGCTTCAAAGTAATCAGAGCTTTCTCAAAAGGCATTTTCATTACTGAGTAAACTAATTCATCTCCAACTTCAATACGTCTTTCTATTGCTGACTTATCTTTTTCAGAAAGCCTTTTGTCTTCAACTACTTCTTTAATTGTCGCTGGAGAAATATCTCCAAACTTTTCTATATCCTTTGTAGCTTGTTTATAGTATTTTTCTTTCAACTGCTGTTTCTCTTGCTTTGCAGCTTTCTCTGCTCCCTTTCCAAACCACCAGTAATACAACTTACCAAATACAGGAATTGACTGAGTTACTTCAAACCCTTTCTCATCTCCAAGAGATCGAATATCTTTTGTAAGAGCATCAATAAGTTTAAACGGAGGAAGTATTTGTTTTGCTGCAGCAGTTCCAACACCTTCCATTCTTGCTCTGTCAATAGTAAATCTTGATGCTCCACCAAGTCTAAATATATTGTCAACTACTGTATCTCCAAGATCAAAGGGTCTGCCAAGCATGAAATCTTTAATACTATCTGCTGCGGTATTTAGTACAACAAGATACGCGGACAGTCTAATAAGATTCTTTATCCCTTGTATTCTCTGACCTGGAGTATTAATTTTATTAAACACTTCATTCCTATACACATCAAACATTTTTAGTGTATATGTTTTCAGCATATAGAAAATTCTACCGTTGCCTCCAGTCAAATACTTTATAGGCATTTCAGAAAGCGCAATAGGCTGCAAGTCAGCAAGCTTATTAAAAACATAAAGCTTTGTATTCTCTGTAACTGCTCCATCTTTAAATTCAGCAAGAACTTGTGCAGTCTCCTCTCCAAAAATAGGCTCAAGATCTTTTCTCAACTCAGCCGAACCTTTCTCTGTTTGAGCTTTTTTGTATGCTGCATCAAACGCAGAGTTTATTGCAGTTTCTTTAAAGATAGAATCAATCTTAGTCAATCCTACTATATTAAATACACTATCAACTGCCTTAGCCATAGTAGATTTATCGCTAAACTCTGCTGCGATTTTTTCAATACCGAGATCTTTTCTTGTCAGTATTGACTTTCCAATAATAGCTTTCCCAGTACTTTTAAGAGCAGAAGCTATTCCATACTTATACATTGAAAAGGCTACATCTCCAAGCTGAGTAATAGCAGATAATGGAGAGCCCATTGTATCTATGTAAGATAAGTTCTTGTACAGTCCAACTACTCCACTTGTTCCAATAGCGTTAAACCTAGCTTTAAGAATATTCGTCAACTCTCTTTCCTGTGCAACTGTTAACTTCTTCTTAGCCATTACATCAAGAACATAGGCACCAATACTATTATCTAAGTCGATAAATTTAAAATCCTTATCTCCCTTACCAAAGAACTTTCTTGTCTCTATTGCAGTAGTCAGATCACTAATGTACCGAAGTAAAGCACTGTCAGAGTTAGCATAAAATTTTTCTAACTCTGGAGTAATCTTATCGACAGATCTAACCTTTAACTGCCCCGGAGTAGTAAGTGTAACTCCGTCTCCAACTGAATAGCCTCTTAGTAAAGTATTAATGACTTTTACTTTTTCTTCCTCAGTAAGGTACCTTTTAAGCTGTGCTTCTTTGTTCTTAATCACATGATCTATAGTAGTCCAGTTGTCAGTTTTTCTCAAGTAATCAAGAAGTCCTGCTACGTCAGCAACTTCTCTTGGATGATAGTGTTCTCTGTATTTAACCGAAAGTCCAACTGCTTTAGCCTCAGCATAAATATCATCAAGAATAAGGCGAAGCGTGTCGAGTTCTTTAGTTATTTTATACTTTTCTCCGAGACGAGCTATTTCCTGCGCGTCCCCGTTCTTCCTCGCTGTATCAAATAACTTATAGTCTGGACTAGACATTTTCTCAGAAGCTTTAATTAAAGGAAGAACTGCTTTTTCTCTACGCCCAATCTTTCTACCAGTAGTGTATTCAAACTTTCTCAGTGCGTATTTTATCGAAGGGTCGATATTTCCTAGTCTGGTTGAAATTGCGCCGAGGTAATCGTCAGCAATAGTACTCATTTCTTTTACAAGCTTTCTAACTTCTGGATTCTTTATAGAAGCGACTGCTGCCTGGATTCCGAATGGATCGGAGTAGAAAGTATAAGACGAAGGAGTCTTTGAAGTGACAGGAGAGTATAAAGTCTTCTGATACTCAACCTTATTAGGATCACTACCTTCAAATACTGCTTTCTCTCTTATTCGTAATTCTTGAACTCCCTCCTTCCCATACTTCTTAACTAGTCCCGGAATAGTCTCATCGTAAAGACGCTTGAGACCTTCTCCACCAGCTTTGAGATCAAGATTTTGAAATATAGCATTATAATTATTTTCGTCTATCTTACTCACTGCTTTCTGCGCTAAATCTTTTCCAATTAATCCTGCTAATTCTTCTACGTCTTTAACTTTCTTATTACGAATAACTATATTTCCATTCACACCTACAGCATCTACAGTATACCCATCCCTACCAGATGTACTACTAGTTACTTCTATTTGTTTAATATGTTTCGCTAGATCATACCTATTTGCCTGCATCTCCCCCGTAGTCCAAGCAACTCCATCAAACCCATTCTCCTTCGCATAACTCAGAACCTTCTTTACTCCAATATCGTAGATCCTATCTCGAAGTACTTCTGGCATTTTAGCTTGGTTTTCTTTACTTGGACCTTGAATCTCCTCTACGAAGAGAATCTTCTTTTCGTTTACTTCTCTCTCGTTGAATCTAATACGAACAATAGGATTTTGAATGTCAGAGTAAGCTGAGTGACCGTCTTGCCAAGTTTTTTCAGGGTTAAAACTAATCTGTGTGTCAGAAGAAATTCGCCCTTCTGGTGCCGTCACAAATAATTCCCTGTAACTTCCTTCAACTGCTCCGGGTTCGACGTACTGTTCAAATTTAGTAGGTTTAAGTAATCCAGTTTCAGGACTCAAGGCTTTAAAAGTAGTACCATTACTTTCAGCATACTCTACCCACCTTTCAGGAGACTTTTCTCCCAGCACCACATCCTCAAACTTAGTTCCTCTATCCACAATCGCATCTACTACCTGCTTCTTACTAACAACTCCTTTCAAACCACTCAGTACTGAATTAACTTCCGCCACTGTAACTCCATTATTCACCAGAGTCTTCTTCAACTGCTCAACAGGCATATTCGCCCGCATCTTCGCATTAACAACTTCTTCCAGTTTTGAATAAAATCCTTGCTTAGGAATTTGAACATTTCCAGACTCACTTTTCAAAGGACTAGTTAATCTTACCTTTAAAGAAACTTTAGGAACATCCGCAGCGGTAGTAGCATCTTTCGCTCGCTGTTCTGCTTCCTTCCCAAGCTGTTCAGTTAGTAACGCCTTCCCTTCCTCCGCTCCATACCACTTCCCATTCTGATCTACCCAACCAGAATCTATCTTTGCTCCAGCGTCCCAGGCATCTTGCATGTGTTTAGGCAAAGGTACTCCCGCATGAATACCTCCTTCAACTGGCGAAGAAGCTATTTCATCTCCAACTTTTAAGGCTACTCGAAGGCGAGGCTGTTCAGAGACAGGTAAAGTAGCAGAGATTGCAGAGTCTATAGTAGGCTCTGAAATTTGCTCTTTTGCAGTTTCTACCTTTGTTCTAGGATTCTCAATCTGCTGATTCAAAATTACTTTTTTCTGCCCAGCAGACATACCAGCTAAGTCTGCTTCTTCGTATCCTAAAGCTTTAAACTTCTCCAAGCTTTTAGTACTCTTCGGAACAGTACTTTCTGCGGTGATACTATCAGGAACATCCAATAACGTACTTTCTGCTTGGACCGGAGTCTCAGGCAAAGAGTCAACTTTTGACGTTTCTGACATATCTACTTTATCAGGCAAAGCGTCAAATGTCTTTACTTCCACTGCAGGAACTTCAGGCGTAGCTTCTGTAGTCTTAGACCAATAACCTTCTTGCTTTACTTCTGCGTTTTTAGGAATAACCTCAGAAACTTTAGGTACTTCAAACGAAGAAGTAGATTTCAACAACGGAGTAGCTTCAGGTACAGGAGTAGCATTCGGAATCTCTACACCTTTGTACTCTCCTGCTTGTTCTCTTCGAATCTGGTCAAATTCTGCAGTATTTACAAACTGACTTCTTTTTTCCTCTAGAACTTCTCTTACTAAGGTTTTAGCTAAATTAGGTAAATTTCCGGGCCTAATGCTAAGTCCAACATCCTGAGGAGTAGTGAAACGTGAACTTACACTATCATTAGTAGTAACTGGTCCAGATGTTACAGGTATCTGTGGAACACCAGGAGCGTAAGTTCTTCCTGTCTCTGGAGCTACTGGTTCTTGCGCATAAGGTACTGTTCTTTTAGTTGCTTCTAAATTCTTTGCTGAAATCCCGCGTGAAGTTGCTTCTGCGCCAGATTTAACTACTTTAGGAATATGTGCAATACCTTCAAGTAACTTTGCTCCACCGCCAAAAGTAACTGCTGTTTCTACTAACTGCCCAAAAAGTTTAGGATCTCCTCCTGCCTTTTTAATTAAAGTTCCAAGTGCAGACTGCTCTACCATCTGTCTTGCAGGAGCAGCAAACAACTCTGCGGCTGCTTCAAAAGGAAGGCCAAGAATCCTTGAAGTTATTTCAGCATACTTTTTACCAGTCTCTGTTACAGGCTGGTAAGTTGTAGCTGCTGCTTTATGCTCTGCTTCAGTCTGAGCTTGCGCCTCATCTATACCTTGAGCAGTTTTAATATACTTATTTACTGGAACTGTCAGAGCAGACATAGCACCAGATCCGACATTAAGTGCTGCTTCACCTACACCAGTAATTACATCCGAAGCAGTATTACTAAATTTCTTTATAGTACTTCCAGCCTTCTGCAGAAACGAAGGCTCGTCGGGTAACTTATCAAAGGTAAGACCAGTACTTGCATTACCATCTGGAAGTTCGTCAAAGTTCATTTAAAACCCCTTAGTATCGTAGCCTTCTTTTTTAGCGGCTTCAAGAACTTCTTGCTTAGTCTTGTACTTACCAGTCGCCGCAAAAGTATTTAGAATATCCTTAGTTACAGGCTTTAAAGTTGTATTGCTAACTATCCCACTAAACCTTCCGCCTTTCTTTTTATCTGTAGGTTTTGCGCCAAGTGTAGCACCTTCTGGAATAGGTGTTACTTTAACTGCACCTGTTTTTCGATTGTGCATGATAAGAGCTTTTTTATCTTCTGTAGGTCCTACTGTAAACCAATCCTCATTCGCTGTTCTAGCAGCGCCAGTCGCAGCGTTTATAGTCATAATCTTTTCTACTGCTTTATTATGACGCTCAGTTTCTGCTGCGCGTTTTTCAGCATTACCTGCAGCCTTCTCCATTTCTAGATTATGCCGCTTTGTTTCTTCTAACATTTCGTCCGCATGTTCTGCTGAAGCTGTAGGATCAGCCGCGGCTGCGCTTGTTCCAAGAAGTTTTGTCTTTCCATCAGGACCTATTCCAATCTCATGCTCAACGTACTTCGGTGCAGTAGGATCAGTAATAAATTTTGGGTTTATTTGAAGTAACTTAAATGTCTTTCCAGCAAGTGGATTTTGCAAAAGTTTCGTTGCATTAATAGCATTACTTGCCAAAGAATCAATTTGCTCAGGTTTAGTCACGTCCGCAGGATCATAAAGATACGCAGGATTCATACCCTTTTTTCCACCAGTTGCTGCGAACTCAGAGACTAAAGTCTTATGCAAAGTTTTATACCCTTCGATTTTCTGTGGTCCTTCCAGACCTTGAAGCCAACTCATAGCTTTTGCTGTATCTTCAAGATTTGCAATTTCTGCTTCTTTGTCTGCTTTTGCTTGAGCTCGTTGACTTTCAGCTAAAGCTCTTTTTTCTTGTGCGATAAGTAAAGCATTACGAGCAGGTTCTAGAGCAGTGTCAGTTTCTATCTTTCGCGCTTGCGCATTCTGCAATCTTGCCTGATTATACTGAGCAACTGCATTTGTAATATCAGGACTTTGTGTATTGAACTGAGGTAATTCCATTTTTAAATCTCCTTATCCTTCGTAACCAGCCCACTCTCCCTGATAATCTGAATCTGGATTCCAAGCTTCACTCAAACTATTATTTGTTTGGTTACTAGTATTTTGGCTATTCTTCCACAGACTATAGCCTGCAATCGCGTTATTAATACCAGCTTGTTGTTGTCCTATAATTCTATTCGCGTTATTAATTACTCCACCTGCTTGAGCATTTCCAGCTGAAATTATATTACTTCCTACATTAGTCCCAACTTGATTTCCAAGTACAGCATTTTGACTCGCTGTAGTCTGTCCAACTCCGGCAAGCGACTGCAAAGGAGTAAGACTATTGTAATAATTAGCAAGAAAGTTTTGATAATCATTTGTAGCATAGTCTTGTCCAAACTTAGTTAACGCTTTTCCAGTTGCTCCACTAATCAAGCCACCTCGAGCTGCTGCACTTCTTTCGATAGCTTTCTGCCCTTCACTTGTACGAAAATCATATCCAGGACTTTTCGTATAATCTCCTGGACCTGCGTTAACTTTCTCTACAAGCGTATTAAGTGCAGCTTCACCTTTCTCTCGCCAAGGAGCAGTTGCAGCTTGTCCTTCTCTAAACATTTGTAACTGTACATCTGTCGCTTGGTTAGCAGCGTTAGCTTGAATTTGCGCTGCTTCTTGCGGAGCATCATTAGTTCCAAAAATTTCACCTGCCAGTGCAGCAATTCCGCCCATGATATTACCCTCCTACATACCCAGTTCTGATAAGAATGTTAGTAACTTTGCACCCTTTTTCTTCCCAAAAGTTAAGTAACTTAGGTGCTATAGGACGAATAATATCCGTCACTCCTGCTTTGAGACCAAACTGCATAGTAAGTTTATTTAGCATTACTGCAGCAACTCCTTTTCGATACGCTGGTTTAACATAAAAATGTCTTCCAAAAACACACACCTTATTTATCGCAGGTTCAAGAGCAACATCGCCGCTCTGAAAACCTATAAGTTTATTTCCAGATTCTGCTATTAATAAGTAGTGATCAGGATTGTTAATAATCCTTCTCGTTTGCTCTATCCAAGCTTTTCGATTAGGAGTATTAGTATTGTCTTCTTCCATTACCAGCTCAAACCAGAGTTTACTTACTTCTTCGATATCACTTTCAACAGCTCTTCGAACTCTTACTCCGTCAACTTCCCCATCAATCCATTCATTAATAAGGCACGAAGAAACAAAGTCTCTAATAATCCCATCCTTTGCTTTATAATAAGGAGGACAGTTAATATCCTGTAAATCCACATTTCCTACTTCATACCATGAAACAAGATTCATTCTCAAACCTTCAAAAAGAATACTTGCATAAGAAAGTTTTTGAGAAACTCTTTCTTGTAATTTAACTCTACCTTTACTTCGCAGATAATTTAATATATCTGATACAAAAATCTGGTTTTTTACACTCTGTTCTTTCCAGAGATTTGATGCAGCCTTAATCTTTACATTAACTATTACGTCTCTGTAGTTTATATACAGAGTAAGTATCTCGTCAATTTGATCAAGCCTATCAATAACAAATTGTACTGATCCAATTTTAATTCCTTTATCTCTGCACAGGTATAAAAACTCTACTACCTTATCATTTGCTTCTGAATGATTAGACAACCCAACTCGAAGAATCCCATCAACGAGTAAACCAGCAGAACAAAGGGAGTCAAGATATTCTTCATCACACAGTTTAATTCCATTACTCAGTACCCAAGTCTCTCCGAGTTTACTCAACTGCTTAACTACATCAACAAGTCCTTCGTGTAAAGTAGGCTCTCCTCCAGTTAATAAAAACGGAACAAAGTTAATACCTTCTCTTGCTTCGTTTACAATACCCTCTAAACTTCTACTACCTCTATCTTTCGGATGGAAACAGTACTTACATTTCAGATTACATTTATCTGTTACATCTATAAAATAGCCATCGTAGATTTTCTGCTTTCCTAAACTCCTACAGAAGTCATACCACCTTATGTCTCTCTCAACCATACTCTGAAAATTTCCATGTTTTTCGCAAGTCTTGGTCAAGAATACACCAGTAGGCCCTTTGGAAATCAATGCAGGAATCATCTCATAACATGCTGGGCAAAGTGAAAAAGTTAACTTATCTAGCATACTACTCCTTTTATTCGTAAATAACTGTTGCATCAAGTCCATTCCCAACAGTTATAATAGACAGTCCGTTATCAAATGGAACATAGTATTCCCCTACACCCAAGGCTGCTGTGGTCGTAGTTATGATTCCAATGGACGGAGAAGCTCCTGTTATATTATCAACTATCTGAAGAGAAGTTCCAGACGTATTGTTGTATATAATTTTGTGTAGGATGCCCTGCCCTAACTTAAGAACGTGTGTTGCTGCGTTCCCAGAAATATTATACCAAATAGGTTGAGTTTCAAGTTTTCCCAATCTATAATCAGAAGCAACACGAACATTTATTGTAACAGATGCACCCAACACATCTGAATTTAAGCTATCGACAAAAGCATGAAAAGCTAAAGTATTTGTCCATGATGCTGACGATGCAGTTACTGTATGGAGGGTCAACCCTTCAAGAACAAATTTAATAGTCTTGTTTGTGTAGTAAATTTCTAAAGTAACGGCTAGAGCTGTTAAAGCATATGCCCCTAAATACCCGTTAAAATCAGCAGCTATTACCTTTGTTTCCGATCCACCCTTGCAAGTAACTATACTAAATTCGGTTCCGTCTAATTGGAACCACGCACCATCTGTTACTTTTACGGTTGCAGCAAAAGCTGATCCGGTAAGTGTTGCTGGCCCACTACCAGAAAACTTCGTATATGTTTGCGCTCCTGCTCCTGGATCTCCTGTTCCATAAGCATACAATGATGCAGTTGTTCCAGAAATAAGCACTACAAATGTCTGAGAATTATTTGTGTACACATCCCCAGCAACTACGGTTGCGGACGAGATTGTAATCAGATAGTTAGCAATACGTCCTAATCCCCATCGTCTTTTATTGTTCGCTGTACCAGTATCTCCTAATTTACCTACGCAACGGAATTTCATGCTTGACCCTGATACGTATCTTGCCCTTCTGACGGAGTAAGCATAAACATACGCTGCGTTCGACGTCCCTGACGCAACTACTAATTCGCATCCTGCTTGAGTAATCGAAGCAGCAGTTCCGGTTGCTCCGTACTTCCAAAATCTAGGGTCAATTGTTGTTCCTTCATAACCAGCGCCGATAAGACGTACCGGCTCAATTACCCTTAGGTCACCAGTAGGAGTATTGTAACAAGGGAAATCTAGATCATCAGATATTGACGACTTCAACGCTTTTCCGTAAGTTACACCCACATCACCAATAGTGTTATCTGGAAGTAACCCCCGAATCCTTGCTACTACGGCTGTCTCCTTCTGAATAGTTATATTTGTTAACCCTACATCTGTATTTGCTGTGCTAAAGTATAGTTTTATCCCAACACATGCAGTAGGGGTAAAACTATATAGCCTAGTTCCACGTTTAGTACTATCCAATTCTTCATCGTCATAGACGTACCTTACCGTTCCATCGCTACCTATAAACTCTATTTTTACATTACTAAAGTATTTTAGCGATAGTCTACACCCAAGACCAATTGCGTTTAGGTACAGTGTTCTGCAAAATGGGATATATATTATCTTCGGGTTAGTTGCGGTGTCGTTGTATACCCCTGGTGTAGTATGAGGGCATATAAATAGATCTTCGACATTGCCAGTCCATCCCACCTTTGTTATATTGGCTACGTCTATATCTTTTACGTACACACTATCCCCGTCCGCTGGTAGGGGATGTTGGACATCAATAGGAGCTGTACTGATAGAAAAGGAAGCCATTACGTTCTCTCCACTCCACTAATACTCATGGCAATTTTCGCATTTGTACTTGCAAATGCCTGAATAAAACTTCCCACTTCCATCACATCACTTCGACCAAAGATCTTTGTTTCTCCAGGTTGTAGTGTTACAGCATTAAACTCCATATTAGCTGGTGCCGCAGATCCTGCAGCAGGAACAATATACAATGTAAATGTATAAGCTGTAACTGTGTCTGTATTGCAGAAAGTCATCTCCTTAATTATCGTTTTTACTATTGGAGCTGCTGTAGGTCCATAATACGTCGCAGCTGATCCTGTTAGTAACGATCCTGCTACTAATCTTTTCTCTGTATAAAATGGTGTAGACATAATTAAACTCCCATCCAGTAAAGTGTTTGTATATCTATAGATTCAGTAGTTGATCTATCTACAGATTTAGAAACCATTGACATTACTACGTCAATACCAACACTACTTACAGCATCATTACTTGACTGATCGTTTGCCTTAGGAATAAAGTTTAACAAAGGAGAATCACTCTTACTAGTTGACATTTCTCCGTGAGTATTTTGCATAGTAAGTAGAGTACTGCTGTCGTCAATTGATTGCACTGCCGTAAACAAAGAATCAAACCACTTCACCCATACTGGACTAAGTATCGTTCCAGAAAGAAATAATGGTTCTTTGATAGGAGGTATTGAAAACTTCATTATGCTTTACACTCCTCGAGATTAGCGTATGCACCGAGTATAACCGCCTTTACAGGATCACTAATAGTTATCCTGTAAATCCTATTCCTTGACATTCCTAATTGTGACCAACGAACTCTAGTTAAAAATGCTCCGATCTTTCCAAGACTTCTCCAGTGCTGATTAGACCAAGTATGTCCTCCATCATCAGACCAATCCAGGCATACTTGCGGATCAGAGCCTTGCACATCTCCGTCAAGTCCAACGCCAGTCTCAAAATCTATTTCAAGCAAATGATGTATTACATTAAGTCTTTCTTTATTTATAACTTGTGCTGCTCGCTGTCGTCGAAGTGCGTTACCATTATCAGTAAAAACATCCATACTTAATTTATAAAGATTACCATTTTGATAATCTCCAACTATCCAATTACCATCAAACTGAACTGAACAATTAGATCTATGTCTTCCCCAAGGAACAGGTAGAGATAAATAACTTTGCCATTCATGCCAGTAATTATTCGCGGTATCATATACCCAAGTTTTACTTACCTCTGGAAAAGCCAGAACATAGAACATATTACCTTCAGTAGAATAAGTATACCCTTGAGTATTACTCAAATCTCCATAAGATGCTATTTGATATTCAATTTCAGGTGTAGATATAAACTGTGGTTGGTAACCTTGGTTTCTACATACCTGCTTCTTATTAGACAACCAGTAAAGAAACCCATCTATTTTAGTAGGAGTTCCTACCGCACAGCAGCCTATATCAACTAACGCACCAGAAATTCGTTCGAACGGAGAATCAACATTTCCAGAATTATAATAAACTTCAATAGACTTTTCTCCAAAAAACCAAAGATCTTGTGTATTCGATATTACTGCTACAAGGTTAGCTGCTCTTCCTTCAACTGTAGCAAAGTCAAGTGCATCCCAAGTACTTCCATCAAGTAAACTTGAAATATAAAACTTTCTGCTATTCTTTTCTGTAATAATAAAATAACTGTCTTGAAAAGTTACCGAAGTTGCAGCACAGGGAAGAGTCACAGTTGTGAGTAACCCCGTAGAAAAAGTTATCAAACCTCCTTGATTTGTTCCATCTACAAGAAGTACTTGTAACCCATTCTCTGCACTATCAACAAACCCACTGGAAGTAGTTAAACTTCCAAGCAAAGTAGCTACGCCAGCAGTAGTTATACTAAATACACTCGCATTTACAACTGCGTAAAGTAAACTGTTTGTAGCGTAAAGTGCTCTAACGCATTGGTCAACTCCTGTAACAAGGTTAGTAAATAACTCTAATCCTGGAGTTCCATACATAGCAAGAACTGTCTTTGCATCTTGGTTATCTACTACTGGAAACCAATTAATGCAAGACTGCGCATTTAAATTACTCGAACGCGCTGTATATGCTCCGCCTACAAAAGGAATCTGCATTTTACTCTTCCTTTTTATCTACTGACTCTCGTTTAAAAATTTGACCAGCGACTAAACCACCAAGTGCTCCAAGAGAAGTTAGACAAATCTCTTTTGCCGAAGCATCAGCCAAAACAAGCAACGCGGTAACTGCAATTATTGTAACTGCAATTATTACCATAATCTTATCATTTGCAAAGATATCATGCCACATACTCTTCTCCTTTATGGTGCTGTTAAAATTGGGTAAGGATCTGATCCAAACCGAGCTGCGAATGCTGCAAGGTGGTCAACTCCTTCGAAATAGTACCATCGTCTAAATGTACCCATCCCATCCTCTTTGCAGGTGTCACATAAAATTCTGTCGATAGTTACCCTACTACTTTGCGGAAGTAAACCTAAACGCATAAGTTGATAACAAGCATCATGAATAAGTCCACCACGCATGTTCGTTTTGTCATCAATTGTCGGACCACTACAACCATCCCAAGCATAACACTTTTTAATAGTTAAAAGACCTGATCTTGTTAATTGAATAAATTCAATTACAATATCTTCTTCTGATCGTAACGGAGTCTGCACAGAATAATCTTCTGCTAGAACATATTTATAACCTTTATAATATTTGATATGATCTCCCTTCATATCATACTCCTACATAAAACTCATGTCCAGCTATTACTTTTATTAATCTCATTTTCTGCCACCAACGATTCCCCTTAATTATCGGATTAGCATCTAAATGCTTTCTAAAAGATCCTGCAACATACTCACAACAGTGAACTGACACTAAATCTAAATCACGAGAAATTGATCCATTGATAAGACCTAAAGCAATTGTGCAACATTCCTGAAGTGAGTGATTGTCTCGGTATGACTCAATCCAGTTCTTTGCAATTCTTACTGATACATTGTAATAGTCTTCTCCTGCTTCAGGCATAGTCCAACTAAACTGCCAAGGTTTAAGAATAACTTCTTTAATAGTTTTTCCATCCCAGTCTCGATGATCAACTCGCTCAAGAATAACTGTACCGACAGCAATCTGACCTTCTCTTGGTTCTCCTCCAGATTCGCGTTCTATGCAGAGTCCCATTAACTGCCAGTCAGTTAAAGAAAAGAAAATCTTTTTATGTTCTTGTAACATATTTTAGCCTTTTATAGGTGATTTAAGAAAGTAAACTGCCATAGCCATCCCACCAAGAATAAATAAAACAACAGTTCCTACAACAGTTCTAATAGCGCCTACTTTACAGTTTTCCATAAATTCCCTTATACTCTTCATAAACATATGATCTTGGTAGTGCGTTTCTCGGTCAATATAAAAATCTTTCATCTCTTCACGCATTGCTTCAGTGACTGCCGTTTTTATTTCCTGACATTCCGCTCGTGTCATTTCCATTTTCCCTTTCCTAAATGAAATTAACGTAACCTACTTAGTGATACCAGAACTCTATTTCAACTTGTGCTGCTCCGTTTCTTGACTGAACAACAATAGGATTTTGTGCCCCAGCCGTACTAATACATATCTTACTATTCGCGCATGCTGCTCCAACCACTACATTAGCCGTACCTCGAATCAAAGAGACGTTGCCATCAGATCCCGATTCAAACTCACAAGAGTCCTGAATAACTCCCGCCGAAGATACCCGGACAAAGCCATGCCCGGAGTAATTCGCCGTAATCGTTGGCAGGGTAATACTGTCCTCGTCGTTTTTTGCGGCTGCCAGACTGTAATACTTCAATCCGCCCTGGCTGATCGTACCTGTTATACTAACATCACCGTCGAAGTACCCAGCATAATTTGTATCCGCTCCGGAGGCTGTAGCATAGATTCCATACGCTGTTGCGGTTCCTGCTGTGTCACCTGTTCCAGAAAAATACCCTCCAATTGTTGTTCTAGTTCCAGTATTCGTACTTCCAGTATTTTGCGCTTGAACATTTATACCCCTAACGTTAGTAGCATCCGCATTTGTATCTGCCCCAGACTTAGTTGAGTAAATTTCCGCGCCGTAAAGACTTTGATTACCAGACGTTACAACTGCACTAGATCTTGCACCTACATATATAGCAGTCGTACCGATTCCAGTTGTTTTAGTATTTTCAAGATCTATATTAACAGCAAATACTCCATCTGTTGCCGTTGCTACATCTATCTCAAGAGCTCCTTCAGTCTGTGTTTGAGGAGTAGAGGTCGCATTAATAAAAACCTGTTCATCAGCCCCTAAAACAAAGACATTACTTCCTGCTGCACTATAAAAGCCGTAGTTAGTATCAGCTCCACTTGCAGAAGTATAAACTCCGTATGTTCTGGAAGTTCCTGCTGTATCCCCTATTGTACTTGAATATATACCATAAGTATTCTTTGTTCCAAAGTTAGCTGATCCTGTATTAGTAGCTGTAATAGATTGACCATAGACAGTATATGAATCTGGACTTGTGTCTGCTCCAGTTTTCTGAACATAATACCTAGACCCATATAAATCTTGACTTGTTCCAGTCACAATGGCGTCATGAGTAGCTTCAAGATCAATGGCTTTAATATCTGAACTTCCAGTTACAGCTGATGAAGTAAGGTCAATTTCTAAAGAACTGACCCCGATATCTCCCATAGCAGAAAGATGAATTCTTGGAGTAGGTGGAAACGCCTGAATAGTAGAAGCAAATAGGAGAATTAAAATTATAGAAAGTATCTTTTTCATGATTTCCTCCTATTCAATCCACGTTTCAAAGTAAAGAGTTACTCGATCTCCTGAAGTACCAATATCACTAAGTGTCAGATAGAATAACTCATACGGAACAAGATACTGGTTATAATCCTCTGAAAGATCAATTCCAGTTGTAGTAGCTACATTCGAGTAACCCGCATGAACAAAAACAGCAACTCCCTGCGCATTAGAAAGAGTGACATCAATAGTAGTATCTGGAGCAACTGCTCCAGTTCCTGGAGCTACTGTCATAATCATATGAGTAGCACCCTGTACTTCACTTCTTAAACTTGAATCCATCAGAGAAATAAGATTCGTAGCAGATAGCGCATTACCATCTGAAGTACAAACCACCTTCCAGATAAAGTAATGACCTGCTCGAGAAACTGCCGACGGTGTTAAAGTCCACGCAGCATATGACGACGAGGCAAATAGCAATAAGCAAGCAACAAGCACACTGTACCATAACAATTTAATTGATTTCATAACATCTCCTTAATGATAAGAATCTGAATTAATACTATACCGAGCACCATAAGGTGTACTTGCTGGAAGAACTATTACAGCAGGCTCGACTTGATTCGCAGAGTTTAAAGTGACGATTCTGTTATACGAAGATGAGGCTATTGCTGCAATTTCAGCAGAAATTACCTTTCCGAACTCTGGAGCAAGTCGAATTGCGAGATTGTAGATTAAAGCTTCTTCATATTGAGCAGGGAAAGAAAGTACATCAGTCAAATCTGTAAACGAACTCGTTTCAGTAAAAGGTTTAAGACTATCTAACGATAAAGTCTCTGCAGTATCGGGAACTGGGTAGAGATAAACATTTGCTAAAGGAAAAGCAGGATGAAAGAAAAGCGCATACGGACGACTGATAGTTGCTTTAACTGTAATACTTCGGTATCTTCCCTCAGAAATAAGATCAACCCCATGAGTAACTCCACCACTATCAGTTATACTCGCGCCAAGAACTTGATGTGGTCGATCCGAGTTTATACTCCCCCCAGTTCCCCAAGTATACAAAAACGTTCCAGGAGTTAAAGTGACAGTTTCCTTTGTTGAAGCGAAGACGTTTATTCTTTCTGCTGCCCACGAACGAAGCATAGTCTGTCCAGCAGAAAGCGCGTCTGCAAGATTTTCTGGAGTAGGAGTCTCTCCACTTGCGTATACATTAATTTTCCTCAGTGAGGCTTTTAACCAATCTTCAACTATCACAATTTACTCCTTCTCAGAAACGTCAATATTTGACATTTAGTCTGACTCAAACATATCTTCAAATCCTGGAAGAATTCGAACTTTCCCAGGATGGTCTTTCCAGCCATTTGCGTCTGCTTCCGCAAGAGCCTCATCAGTCTTAAAGACTTTTCCTTTTGGGCAGTCAGCATGGTATCTCCACGCAGGGGCTTTTACAGGAACTACCACAGGAACTTCCTCTTCTACTTCTTCAACTTTCCCACTCCCAAGCAGTTTATTCTTCGAAGCCATTTACTTCCCCTCCAGCATTTGCCAAGCCTGACCTGAAACCATTGGACCATAGGCTTTACCAATGAGTTTCTTAATCAAGACAATTTCATCTGTAGTCAACTCTACAGGATCTTCTGTCTTCTTTACCTTCAGTGCCAGTTCCCACCTTTTCAACTTCTCTTCGCCAGAAGGTTCCTCACTTTTAAACGTCGCGATTAGAGCCTCAGTTGAAACTCCACGTAACGTAGCTGGTTCTCCAGAAAGACTTGGAATCTCTTTACCATCTAAATCTGTCAAAATCTGTCCCATTAAAATTTGCATAACTTCCTCCTTTGTAGTAGGGGTGTTATAGGACACCCCCTGAACCTGTTAGAGTTTAAGTTTACGAATCGGCGTAACCGATCAACCAAGTAATCGTGTCTCCAACATGACACTTGATCCAAGAGTTTGCTGCTCCGACGGTAGGATCAGATGTCGTGATTCCGCACGTTCCAGTTGCCGCAAAATTCAGGAAGTCATTGGCAGTTGCGCCTGATAGTCTAATGGCAGCATCAACTACTGCTGCGCCGTCAACAGCAATAGCAAGAGCCGAATCCAAACACGTTACATCTGGATACACCTCAATCATCACACCATCAAACTGACCAGCAACTGTTGCAGCACCGTCAACATGGAAGTGACCTGCATTGATTGTCGAAGCAGTAAAGTTATCAGCTCCAACATCCATCTTTGCAGAAAGCCCCGACATTGCAGTGATTGCGCCAGTACCCTGATGCCGTGCCCAAGCTTGCGTGCCATAAGCTTGAGAAGCAACGGAGTTATTGGCGCCACCCGTCAGTCCAACATATGCTCTCGAAGCCTGGCCAACAATAGTAAGTCCACTGTCGCCGGACCCAATTACATTAATCTTGGTATATGATGCAAGTAAATCATCACAATCACCTGCACCAGCTGAATGATTGATATTAACTACATGCGCTGCAACCGACGCACCTGGGTTAGTATTAAGAACCATTGGAGTGGAAAGATCACCCATCAACAACTGACCAATCCCTGTCGTTGTCTCGTCAAATTCCAAGGTAATCTTAGTCTCTGGAGTAGTCTTCGTAGTTCCGAGAGTAAGAACCATGTCATCGGCAAGATTCAGGGTTCCACCAATCCAAGCATTTCCGCCAATTCCAACACCACCAGCAATAATCGCTGCTCCTGTAGCTGTACTCGAAGAAGCGGTCGTTCCGGCAACATTCAACACCGTAGAAGTTCCAACCAGTAACAGGCTATTAGCAGACTGATCCCATTGCATATAGTTTCCATTCGTAGTTCCATACGCAAGAAGATCATTTCCTTTACTTCCGCCAGAAGCACCAATAGAAAGTGTCCCATTAGTATCTCCATCAGGATCCCAAAACACTCCACATCCAGTAGTAGCTCCGTAAGCTGTTACAAGAACTCCCTTAGTATCAGCGCCGAAGTACCACGCTCCGTTAGTGTCACCATTCTGATCCCACCACGTTTTATACGCCGTAGTCTCGCCATAAAAGGTAACATCAATTCCTGTTGCATCAACCCCGAAGCCAACATTTCCAGCAGAAAATGTAAGCAAACCAGTCGAATGCGTCAGCAAAGCATTTCCATTAGCGAAGTTAATAACTCCGCCACTGGCCAGGAACAAATCACTCCACGGCAGTGCAACTGTTCCCAACGCTGCTCCATCAGAAGCTACTGGACTGAACGCACCAGAAAACTTAACCGCCCCAGTAAAAATCATAGGGTTAGGAATAGTTACTGTTTCAACAGTATTTTCAAAAACTCTATCGAGGTAACTCATTTTATATTACCTCCTCTCTTAGCCCCAAAGACGAACTGCAAGCTCAGGATAAAGAGTCTTCACGCCGTACAGAATATCGAGACGGATGATCTCTTCATCTGCATCAATGTCATACTGCTTCACAACACGAATAGACATCCCCGCATCAGAGTCAGTCTCTCTTGCACCCCAAACATTGCTTGGCATTTCGATCGGAACAGTAACCAAAGCAAATGCGTTCGGGTGGAAGATCAGATTCTGAGGATACGCAGTAGACTCCGTTCCAACGAAAGTAAGTGCAGCAGTCGTCAATGGAACTGCGTCAACATTAGAGTAAGGATCTGTCGCACCATAAGTTAGAGTAGGAGCAACAGCAATAGTTAAATCCGCACCAACGTCTGAAGCAGATGTTCGTACTACCCAGTTATGCAGATTACCAGTACTAGCGCCGGACATTGGGTTTACCTGATGAACATCCGCAACAGTAAAGATATCACCAGCTATAACTGTATTAGCTCCACTCCAACCGTTAGTCACGAAGGTTGTAGCACCAGTTACTGTTGCACCATTCATCAGAGGAGTCGCACCAGCAGTAAATGCCCCAGTCGTATGCCGAGCAACATTCTGATCCATGTACAGAGACAGGTTAGAAATAGTTCCAAGATATCCCTTTGTAATGATATCAGTAGCAATTTTCCCAGCAAATGTACCTTTAAGTCCATCTGCCAAAGACCAGTTTGCCGCAGGATTCAGAATCCCAACCCTGCCCTCAGACGGAGCAGCTTCATTATCAAGAATCGTCTGAGCATCACCAAGGACTTTAAACGTTGCAGGAGTAATTCCCGGGGTACCTGCATAGTTGTAAATATCCTTATACAACCCACACAGATCTGCGTCGACCTGATTTGCAAGCGCATTCGCTGCTGGAGAAATATACCTCTTGCTATAGTCTTCAATCGTAGTAGTCAAGTCCACCGAACTAAACGCCCAAGAAACATGCGCCTGAGTAGACATCGTAATCGAGGTTGAAGGCTCTGCAATGTTAGTATTACTTCTCGCCTGAGCTTTTGTTGCCCGAAACTTGTTCGGTTTTCTTACAGTAATGGTCTGTCCAACCTTGACAAACTCATTCTTGTAAGCCGTGTAAACGTGCCTCGACATTGCAAGGCTATTGATCAACTGCATCAATGCTTCCTTTGCAATAATCGTAGGAGTTAAAAGCGTGTTCGTTGAAGGCATTTCTTTTTATCCTTTATTTCTTTCTCGCCAAGCTCGGTACTCTTTTGCATTCATCTGAGATGGATCTTTCTCCACGGCCCCAGTTTCTCGTACAGGAGTAATCGGCTCCGGCGTTTTGGTTAGTTTCTTTTTCACGACAGAAGGTTTTGCAGGAGGAGCAGATTCTTCCTCTTCTTCCTCTTTCTCACTTTCTGCCAATTTCAACTCAATCTCCACAAACCTCTTGGCAATCTTCAATGGAGTAAGTTTAGCAATCTCTGCAGCTTCGTCCGGGTTCTGCCCAAGATAGTACATAATATCAGCTGAAATTTCACTCTCGAGAATAAGTTCTGTCATCGCAGTAGTAATCATAAGATCCTTATCCATTGCAACAGCATCGAAATCGTCATACTTCTCACGACCTGTCTCAATCATCTGATCCATTACTTCATAGACTTCATCTACTACTGATTTTTCTTCCGTATCTTCCTTAACTTTCTTCTCTTTCCCTTCTGCAGCCTTAAGTTTTGTATCTATCTTCCAGTCAGCAAGAGCTTCCAAGAACGCTTCATCGTCCTCAAAATCTTCTCTCTTCGGCTTATCCTCAGCAGGAACTTTACTCTTAAGCTTCTGTAGCTCTTCTTCAAGTTCACTGATTCGCTTAGCACTCTGCGTTTTCAGAAAATCCGCTTCCCGTTGAGCTGTTCTCCATTTCTTTGTAAGCTCACCAATCCGTTTTTCAGTCTTCGTCTCATCTTTCTTCTGCGGAGGATCGGTAGGAGTTTCTTCCTTCTTTACTTCCGTTTCTACCTTCTTCTCCGTTTTGGGAGTCGCTGGTTTCTCCTCTACTTCATCTTTAGTATCCACTTCATCCGCAGGAGTCTCAAACGGAGCAGTCGAATCAATCGACATAACACTTGGATCATCAACCCCATTAATAACTGGACGAACTGTTAACTGCGCAGCGCGAATTTCATCTAAACTTTTCAACATTCTAGCAAGCCTCCTCAGCTTGATGCCTAGCTTTTACTCTTGTCTAGTCAAGGTTAAATGTCAATAATTGACGTTTCTTACATTGTACTCCGAAATTTCTTATACTCTTTCGGAGACATCTCTTCAGGCTTTTTACCAATCTTTGAAACGCAAGCTACCTGCTTAACCTGCATCTCGATAGTATAGTCATTCTGATTTGCTTTTCCAGTTGAAGACTGCCGTTCCATTTTTCGAACCTCAGTTACTTCAGCTTCTACAGTAATGACTACCTTATCGCCTACTTTATACTCCATTAAAGATGGAATCTTGTCTATCTGCTCCTTCTCAATAGGTTGACTATCCCCAAGACAACAAGATTCACGGTCTTTTAAGATATCCTTTTTAGATTTCACAGGAAGTTTCAAATCCACCAGTTCCATAAATTACCCCTTCTTCGCAACTTTCTTCGCGACAGAACTATCCCCGTCCATCATAGCTCTCATTGAATTCTTAGGTTTCTTTCCAGTTGTAAGAGAAAGTCCCGTATTCGCCTGAGCAATAGCTGCCGCTTTACCTTTAGACATTCTCTTCTCCTTCAGAGCCTGATACACTTTCTCCACCTTGGTTCCCTTGGGCATAGCATTCTCCTTAATCTTTAAACGGACTTAAACCTTGTTGCATTCTCATTTTAGCGTGTTCTGCTGCCTTGTTAACGATCTCTGGAGTAGGTTTACCTCCATTCAAAAGATAAGTAACTTCATCTTGTGTAAGTGTCGGAACAAGTGCAGGAGCTAATACATGCTTTCCTCCAAAATCAAAACCAAGAGAAAGTTCAGTCGAGACTTTACCATCAGGACGTTTTAATTCTCCAAGCCATCCTTTACCTTTTGGAGTTCCATCTTCTCGAAGACCATAATTAGGAACAACAGTCCCATCTTGCTTAGGAACAAAAACTTCTGGTCCTTGCTCTCCAACTACATAAAGTTGATTAGCTTCAACTGGACCACCATCAGCACGTCCAGGAATTTGAGATTGTGTTGAACCTCCTATTTCTTCCATCGCAATCTCGTCAATCAACTTCTTTATCCCTTCCTTCGACTGCACAACTTCCATCTCATTCTTTATCATCAAGCCTTTCAGCTTTTCCTTTTCCTGCTCCACCTTCAACTGCATTTCCTGCAGTTTTAACTGTGACTCCTGCAGCGCCATTTGCGCTTCTTGCATCTGCATTTGTTGTTCTGGACTAGGTGGCGGCGTAGGAGGTTCCGGGGGAGGCGGCCCTTCGCCTCCTACTTTCTTTGCCGCTTCAGCAGCGAGTTTAGTCTTAATTTCCGGGGGAAGGAGAAATTCAAGCCGCTGCGATACTTCTTCACTTCCTGGCCAATCCATTGCCTTAGCATAAAGATCACCGATCAATGGAGCAGCACCGGGGTAATATTGAATAAACTGCTGCATAGACTGTGCAGCTTCTGTTCGCTGCGTAGTAAAACTTGGACCAACAGTAACTACTATATCATAAGTTCCAACACTCAGATCATTCAAAATCTTACCAGTAGTTGGATCTTCGACATTAACTGCTTCTTGCTCATACTCCCCATTAGCCAGACCAAGTCTAACTACTCTTTCAGTATCTAAAACACTCGGTGCAACGTCAACAAGTACTCTTCCAAGATGTTCAATTGACCTTGCAAGATTATCTACAAAAGCATAAGTCCCTACATCCCCTTCCTTCTTTCTTTCTATAATAGCCTTTCCACTTCTTTCATTAGACTGCATTCCAAGCGAAGCTCTTTGCAGTCCCATTGTATCACGAATATCCTGATCAGCCTCCCGTGTTGCCTCGACCATCGCACTTGAAGCTTGCGGAGGAGCTTCTCTCTTTGGCCATCCAGGAGCTTTTTCGTCAAAGTTAACTAGGAGATAATTATAATTAACTGCATGAAGATTATCCCACTGTGCTTCATGTCCAGAAATTTGCTTTGGAGTTACGAGATAAGGAACTCTTGGTTGCATAGTTACAACTTCTGTATTAACACTGTGCCAAAAATTCAGCATTCGTTGCGAATCTTTCGAGTTCCTAATCAACCCACGAATATATCTCTTTCCAGCTACGTTAAATTCCTTTCCCCAGATAGGAATTACTGGAATATATTTCTTCCCTGGCCAGTCTTTTTCTTCAAGAACCTTATTTCCCGCAAGCAGTCTCCAGATTATTTTATACCCTTCAACTTTTCTCTTCCGAACTTCTTTCTGTCCTTCAGGAACTTTTTCAACTACTTCGCCACTTTCAAGAAGATAGATAGTTTTGGTTACCGGCTCTTTAACAAAATACTCTGCAAGTCTAACCGTATCTTTAGTTGCCCAACCTTCTATATACTGACTATCCGCAGCATCAAAAGGAAGTGGTTCTTCCCCATATTTTTCTTTAAACTCTTCCCTATCCATATCAGATACAATGAAACAATACATTGCATCTGAGCAATCATACTCACTATGCTTCCCCCAAAACACTGCAAGAGCATTATCAATTTTCTGAATATACGCCTCTTGTTCAAAGGCATTATCAGATACATATTTAGTAACTACTCTCAGTGCCCCATACCCACAAGTCACTGCATGCTCAAACCCATGATCTATAGCTACATCAGATTTCGAAATATCCTGAACATGCTTAATCCAGCCACCAAAAATCCTTGCAACTTTTGGATCACCAGCCGAATCAACTGGAACAACTTTTATACTCGGCCTATTCATTCTCTGATCACCAACAACTTGATCAATATAAACAGGCATTTTATTTATTTCCAGGCAAGGCCTCATACTTCCTGTACGAAAAGCTTTAACATCAGCCGGCCATTGGGAACCTACTACTGCTACAAATTCAAGATCTTCTTTAGCCATGCGACGATTTTCAGAGTCGTCATCCATAGCTTTTTTGAGTCTTTCTCTAGCTTCCTTAAGAATCTTTTGTTCTTGCTCGTTAGTCATTAAGCTTCTACCTTCTTTCCAACAAGGTTTCCTTTTCGGATAATACCATGAACAAACTTAGAAAGACTTTCTGCTTTCAAGCACTCTTGAAATTCTTCGTATAAAACAGGCGAATAAGATGAAGTCGTTCCACCTGCGTAATGTACAAGTAATGTACTTGTTTCTTCTTTATAGTCAACCGAAGATACATTAGTCACACTCATTACATACCCATCCAACCTTGGTTCGAAGATACAGTATCTCTATACCTTCTCTGAATCCCATAGTCTACTACTTCTTTTGCAAAAACCCTCGTAGACGCGTTAGCAAAATACTCAGTCAAGCAAAGTGCATCAGCAATATTCGGACTTGCAACACCTCTTGCTTTTAAATCTTTCTTCGACTCAACTATATATCCGCCATGCTTGTTAAACTTATATTTTACTGAAGCCAACTCACTTGCAAGTTGATCCCCTAGTGACTCAACATCTCCAGCAACTTTAATATCTGGAAAGGAGTACAACCCAAGCAAACACTTATCCCTAACCCTTATCCACAATTCATCCCGAAGCCTGTCGTATTTTTCCAAATTACTCGAAGAATTCGCCACATTAACCTGATATAAATTCTTCATATTATGCTTTTCAAGCCAGTCAGAAACTCCCGCACCAACTCCAATCACATCAATCGCGCAACCAGAGGCAGACATTTCTGCGTATGTCTGAATAATAAATCCACCAAGATCAATAGTATTTAATTTTCTAAATGTCTCCCAAGGATGAATAAGCAATCCAGTCCGTGGAAGTATAATAGAAGCATCATCCCCGTATCTTGCTACGTCAACTCCAAGATACAGTGGTTCATCTTCTGCAATTTCAATTTCCTTTCCTACGCATTGCTTCGAAGCCCACAGAGGAATCAACGTATCGTCATCCTGAAGTGGAGGTTCTCCCATAACACGAATACGAAAGATATTTGAATCAATACCGTACTTTCTTGCAAAATACTCCGGCATTGATTTACTTACGTTAGAAGAATTTCGCGAATCCCAGTGAATAGTGTTCCAGTCTTTTTTAAGTTCAGCGTGAAAATGTGTATCATAGAAGTATCCAGAATTTCTAGTCATATTCCCAACTAATAAGGCTTTATTATCCTCACTAGTCATAATACCTTCAAGTGGAACATATGTCGGATCAGGTACACCAGACGCCTCTTCAACTATAACCAGAACATGATCTCCGTGAATACCAGCCAGAGTTTCAGCCTGCTCATCTTTAGTCGCTTTCACGGAAGGAGAGATGAACCTTATCCACCACTCTTTCGGAGCTTCTTTATGCCGAATAGCATCTTTAAGAATTACAAATTCGTCAGCTACTAACGACCCTCTCAACCATTTAGAAATCTCTGCAAGCAGAACATCCGTCAACTGTCTGCTAGTTGGCGCAGTGCAGGGAACTTTTGCATAAGGTCTAGTAGTTGCAAACCATAAAGCCAACCAAGCAACCACTGCAGTCTTTCCGGGACCGTGTCCAGATCGTACAGAAGTTCTCCTGTGCTTAGTAATACTTTTCAGGCCAGTCAACAACTCCATTTGCTGTTCAGTAGGAGTAGCGTGTAAACACTCTTTAACAAACTGAAGTGGGCTTTCCCTCCACTCTTTCAGTTTATTCACAACTGACTTATTTATATTAACTGTTTTCAGTTCCATAGTTTAATTAAGAGCGGGTCGTTGTGAGATCCAGGAAAAAATGTTTAATTTAATAAAATTATGTTCGATCTTCTTAACTCGCCGCTCTTTCTTTCAGTCACTAAGAAGGTTCCGACCCCGACGGGTCGGGAGTTTAAAACCGAACACACGAGGTCTGGAACTGGTGAGTTGTGTTCGGCTCAACCTCGCACTCCTGCGATTTCCACTTAAGGTTTGTTGATTCATACTCACCAGTTCCATTTGTAAGAAATGTCAAAGATTGACTTTTTACCTTAAAACTTTTCGGTATCGAGTTCGGCTAGAGTACCAATCAGTGTAGAGGGTGGGGGAGTAGTAGATTCCTCCTCTTCCTCCAAGCCTTCTCTATCTGAGAATTCCGCGTCTTGGAACTCTTCCGGGAGTGGTCTACCCTCTCTCAAAGCCTGTTCTTGCTTCTCCATGTAGATCAAATGAGCGACCAAACCTTTTATCTCTGATGGTTTGCCCTCAATTACTTGCTCTTTATCCTTCAAGATTTTATAGCTCGCAACCAAGTCCTTCAGTGGAGCTGCTTCGATTTTTTCTGGTGTGATGGCTTCAAGAACTCTAGCCTGTAATTCGGTAAGTTGGAGAGATTGAATAGATCGGTATTGAAGCAGAAGACCCTGTTTTTGTTGCAAGTCTGCAATCCTCGCGCGAAGCGTAGGAGGAGATATGCCCAACTCTGTTGCAATCGCGGGGACCTTCTCCCCTCGACTTAGTAAGTCAAGCACTACTTCCAGATCTATTTCAGTTTGTGGTCTTCCCATTTAACTTTGCGGAGCTCCACAGCTCCCATCCTCCCCTTTAAATGTACACCCCATACAGTGATAAATATACCTCGTACACCTTTCCACTTCACTCCCCTTTGCCCTACACACAAACCTCACTTCAAGCTTCCGGAAGTCTTCTTTCATAGCAGCTTCAAAGCTCCCGCACTCTTCTCCCTCTAAACTCTCTTTCAGACAAAGCGTCAATTCATTTGTATTTACTTCTATCTTCATAGCCTCACCATACACATATTTTCCATAGTTGTCAACAATATTTTTCTAGCCCTTTCATTTTTTATTCCGGCTACTTTTCTATCTCAGGTGGAAAGTTAAAATTTACCTCTGGGGGAATTTGGGGCTAGTATATGCTCTAGAGGAAGGTGTGTGGCCCTCGTACCCCCGCCTAGTCGAAAGCTAGGTTAATGTTTTCGCCCCCCTGCAATTTTCGTGCCAATCAAATCTGGATACATTTTATCCAGGTGAATATTTTTTATCCATCCATCTGGATATTTTATATCCAGGTTATTGTATGCAATTACTGTACCATTGTACACACGCAGAAAATTCCCCAATGATTCCGCGAGGTTACGATTATTTTGCATTGACCAGTGTTTTGGCACGGCGGTTGCAATATACATATTTAACCGGGTTGGAGGTTGAAGACCGGGGGATGAATTTCCCCTTCGTGAGGATCACCGGGAGTGAGTGGTTCATTGAAAGCTGAATAGTGTTGACGTGGAAAGCGTTTAAAATTCATACCTTCCATAATGCATCCCTTCAAGTATAACAACCTTGAGGAGGTGTATGAAATGGCAAAGCGTATCGTAAAGTGGACGTTAGACGAGAGCATTTTGAAAATGCTCAAGCCATTGGAGACTGAAAAAAGCGAAGTGGTCATTTTCGCGGAGTTCGACCTGACCAAGCTCTATCCGACGTTTAAAGAAATGACCGTGGTCCAGTCGCAGATCATCGTTTACGGTGTGAAGCAGAAACTCATGGACTGCGGCGCGAGCGAGGTCGGAGAAGCCGATGGGAAGGTTACGGCGGCCAGAAAAAAGTGGGATGAATTGCTGGCTGGGAAGTGGGAAGGCGAGAGGGTGAACTCCACCGGTGCCAGTGAGAACAAGCGCATCGTGGCGGAGGTGAAGAAAGCCTCCGAGGCCATAACGTTGAGCGGGCTGCTAATTAAGCAGACCCTGTACCCAGAGAAATTCACTCCGGAAGACCAGGTGAAACTGGACGAATTTCTGGCAGTCAAAGCAGAGATGGTGGCAGCCGAAGCAGGACCGAAGAAGGGCAAAAAGTAACAAATCTTGAAGGGGTGTATTGTGGAGGGTATGAGTTTTGAGCGCAAGAAATGTCAATAATTGACTTTATGACTGGGAACCGGAGCACAAAGTCAGTATAAAACCGGGAAGGTAAGCCTTCATGCCGGAGCGAACCGGAAGATTTTGTGTAGCCTTTACCGCCTGTTGACAGGGCAGGCGGTATACCAGTCTTTTAAGAAAGGAGAAGTAAATGAAAAACCTAGACCTGATTGTTACCCGTCACCCCGGACTCGTGGAGTATCTCCGCGAGATCGGGATTGCGACGGCGGAAACTGTGGTAGTTTCCCACGCCACGCCTGAGAACGTGACAGGGAAACACGTTTGTGGGGTGCTACCCCATAATTTGTCGTGTCTCTGTGAGTCCTTCACGGAGATCCCGCTCCTTAATCTCCCCGTAGAACTCCGCGGGGTAGAGTTGACGCTGGAGCAGGTCAGGGAGTATGCCGGGACTCCAGTGACCTACCGCGTGGAGGTGATCTAAGCGACGTTTAATCGTTAAGAAACGTCAATAAATGACGGAATGACTGAATGAAAAGGAGGTAGATATGCATAAGAAAAGACTTAGAAAAGGTCAGCACGTCACAATCATAGGGAATAGTCTTCGACGTGGAGTTGTAGAGGGCAAATTTCAAGGAAAGTATGTTATACTTCTTGATAAACCGTATAAAGTAGGAAGAGGTAAGTACGGTAAAGATATTATCAGCAGGATACTAGCGCATCCAGATAATATCTCTGACTTTTACTAGCTTCAGAAACGTCAATAAATGACGTTTTTACTGGGATAAATTTGTTGCTTTCTGAGAAGTGACGTGGTATGATTTAAGAAAATACGGAGAAACTTATGCAAACTGATCACGAAACAAAGCGGAGAAGAGCTATGCTAAAAAACGCGTCAGTCATAACATATCTCAAGGATATCAAACTATCCCCCAGCAATATCAGAACATTTAAGCAATGCCCTATGCTTTATCATCAGAAGATTTTACCCAAAGGGACTGAAAAGAAAGAGGATAGCGCAAAGGAGTATATCTTAAATACAGTGATTCTCATTGCCCTTCTCCTTGCCTTTCTATTCATTTTCTGCCCAGTTATTAACGAGCTTTGGATAAAGTAGTTAGTCAGCCAAAACGTCAAATTCAGTTGTCTTGGGGCTGGGGTAAGTAGGTTTAATAGAAAGGAAGAGGTAGTAGAAATGTGTAAGGAAGAAAGGGAAAAACTAATAAAAATAATTGCTCTCCTGACTGAGGAAGTGCTTGTTCTGGCAGAAGATGTGAGTATACTGACGAGAAAGATTAAGGAGCTGGAAAGAAGGGTAGATGAATGATACTTACTAAAGAAGAATTAAAAATGCTGAAAAGGAGAAGAGCCTGGAGGAGAAGGAAGGAAAAGCTGAGAAAGAAAAAAGCTGAGCTTGAAGTTAAGGAGATTAAGCTTACTTTCTTCCTTTTTAAGAAAAAAGCTGAGAAGGAGTTTTCTTGGAGATGCAAGGTGGAAGTAGAGTAGCTATAAATTTTTAAATAAATAAATCGACAATTGGAAATCGAAAATATCGGCTCTTTTATGCCTTTTCGGGGGTGTTCGGTGTCTCTCTTTGTCTGAGTTGTGTCTGTAGTCTGTAGTGTATAATATATTAGATATATATATATATAAGTATATATTATTATATAAATATATGTATTAAGAAATACCAAGAAAGAAAAAGAAAGAAATTTAAGGGAAAGAGAGAATGAAAATAGACATAAAAAGGCATAAAAGGATTGAAATTGTCGATTTATGGTTGTCGATTGATAGGTTGATGAATTTTATAAATTGTTTAAATTTATTTATTGACAACTATCCAAACGTGTGATATACTCAGCTTGACAAAATGAAGAAAAGGGAGAGTTTATCATGGCAAGGCTTGGAGTGATTCAGCATGAAAATGTTTTGAGGAAGGTGTTGGGAAGTGGAAATCCGTGCTTTATAGTTTGTAACGATAGGAAAGATGCACACTCGAAAGCAGTGTCATTGAATAATGCGAGGAGTAGGCTGACAATTGCGGAACAAAAGAAACTTAAAGTACAGAAAACAGAAATAGATGGAGTCTGGGGAGTGAGAATATCCCCCGCGTCGGAAGCAGTTATTTGGGAAATAGTAGATGGAAAGATGGTAAGGTGGGACCCTGACGAAGGAAAGTTATCAGATGACGATCAAAGAATGTTTGATCTGATGGTTAAAGATAAAGTTCCGCTAGAAGATATTCTTGGAAATCTTCCGAAGGAGAAGGAAAGTATTGTAAGAGATCTTTATAAGCAAATTGAATTGTCTGGAGCAGATAGATGAACGAGAAAACTGCAAGAAAACTGTTGAAGATATTCGCGGGAGGTAAAGCTGCTAATGAGGCTTATGAATTAGTGGATGGAAAGTATATTCTGATCGAAAACACGAAACAGGTATCACCAAGAAATAAAGAAAAAGAAGAAATGAGAAGAGTTAAAGAAGAATTAAGCCAAATCAATAATTGAAAGAAGAAAGACTATGGGAATAGACGCACAAATGCTAATTATAACAGATCCTAAAACAGACGAGGAGATCTTAAAACTCTCCTACGAAATGTGCTGGGCTTTCGGAGTAGACCACTTTTTCATAGATAAAGAAAAAACAAAGTGGAGTAAGCCGCATCATGCTATAAGTAGATGCAAAATCCATCGTCAAGATGGCCCGAGTATAAAGCCTCCAAAAGGAAAAGAATTTCTTAAAGTTAACATTATGGAAAGTTACTATGGAAAAGGCTATGAAAGAGGTAACTTCCCGTTTCTATATACTCTTGCAAAGTATCTTGAGAAAAAGACAGGAGGAGAAATCCTTTACGGAGGTGACTCTTCGGGAATATTAGCAGAACCTTTTGGAGAAGCTGAAAGAGCTGTGTTAATGGAGCACTTTGTCGAAGTTGGACATGCGCCGTACCAAGCTGCGCGGAAGCAGGAAGTAGAAAAAATATGCGAATTTTGTCAACAGCCAATGATTCAGTATGATTATGGGCAAAGAGGATTATATATTGCTTTACGCTGTCCAGGTTGTGGAGAAGTGAAGATGGAGGAAAGACTTATACTAATAAATAGTTCCAGTCAAAACATCAATAATTGACGTTTCTTAAAGGTTAGAGCTCATGGATGTCTTTGAAGCAAGGGTAGATATTAATTGCTGTGTGGAGAATTTCTACACGCTTGTTGCGCTTGCGGCTTTAGAGAAGGATAAGGGAGTATGCTTTGGGGCGGAAAGAGCCTTGAATGTCTTTGCAAAGAACTTTGCGGTAGCACTCCATGATTATATTGTGATTACTGCAATAGGAGAGGCAAGGCATGGAGGAGCGGAGTTTGATATGAATGCAGTTAAGCTTATAGGCGGGAGAGACGAGATTTATAAGAAAAGTATTATATACGATCCAGTAAAAGCACTTAATTACTTATACTTACTGTTTGAAGACGAGAGATGGCCTTCAAGTTATGGAGGCAAGAAATGGGCAGATATAGCTTTAACAGGACTGAAATTTTACGACCACTCTTCAGTACTGTTTGTAGATGCAGTAGTGAGTAAAGAGCATAATTCTGGTTGTATGTTCAATAAGCCGGTTGTGTTCTGTGTAGCGGATGTTTGCTTTATGAAGTATTTTCTTGATTTCAGACAGGCGGAAGATATCTTAAATACACATTTTTACCACGGAGTTCATGTTTCGAGTCCTACATATGAATTACTTAAAAAAGCTGTAAGAATAGGAGTTTTGAAGAATATAAACGAGCACTTTTGCATAACTTCAAGTTTATTATTATTCCCAACTCCCGTGGTTTGGGGAGATGCTACGCTAGACTAAATTAAGAAAAGGATAAAAATGAAAAAGAAAAATATAAGTTCAAGAGTACCAGTAGTAAAGTCATTGTGTCATGCAGGCAGAATTTTGGTCTTCCAAACTAGAGAAATGCGCGTTTATGGTGGGAATACACACTGCATCTCAGACATAAAAGAAAAGGATGTAGTTATAAACCTTACAGGAGAGGATGAAAAACTGGTGAGGTCAAATAGTGCAATGTTCAAGCATCTTGAAAAGTATAATGAGAATATTAATACACTATCTATCGACTGGCCGGATTTTTACGTACCTGATCTTAATCTTGACTTCTGGACAGATCTCTGCGAAACTTTGATTACTGAAGGAAAAAAAGAAAAGATAAATGTTTTGGTTTGCTGTGAAGGTGGGCACGGAAGAACAGGTACGGCGTTGGGGATTCTTGGGTGCTTGCTTGGAGCAGTGCCAGATCATATGTGCCCAGTAGAGTGGGTGAGAAGTAGATATTGTAAAAATGCTGTTGAGACTGAAAGACAAGTAAAGTATATTAGTGATATTACAGGACGTTCTGTAACTACAGTAACTGATTGGAAATCTTTCGCATATTTTGGCCATGAAAGGAGGTGGTTTTAATGAATTACTACATACTTATCCCATCAGTTTACTTGCTGTTAATTGCATTGTACTGGGCGTTTCTTGTTGGAGCACATGGCGGGAAAAGTCCGAAGATTTGGTGAGTAAGGTAAAGTGTCAATAATTGGCGTTTCTGAGATGAAAGGAGAGTAAAATGCAAATTATACCTAATTGGAGACAAATATTCTCAAGCCCAGAAGAGATTGAGAAAGAACTGGTCGGATTTAAGTTTGCCGGTCCTGGGCTTTATATCACAAAATCTGAAACCATAATTCTTATTCCTATCAACCCCGACAAACCAGTAACGTCGGATACGATTTGGAATCTGAAACAGCCTGAAGGTACACGTTGGGAAGTCAATGTTTATTATTGCTCTCCCAGAGAAATGTTTTTGGGATTTCTCGATACTTCTTGTGGACTAATTCCAACTAGGCAAAATGAAGGGAGAGTAAAATGGACGAAAAGGTAGCAGCAGCATTACACAAAGAACTGTGGACGTGGATGGCTGAACAGGCTAAAAATGGTCCTATTTCAGCTATGGAAAAAATAAACTGGCCAAAGTGGAAAGAGGTTTATGCAAAGTATCAAAATATGGATATGTCCTGCTTTCCTTGCTATATAAGTACACTAAGAGGTGCTGATAACTGCAGCACATGTCCGATAATTGCGGAAGATGGCTTTATTTGCAAGAAACCGTTCATGCTTCGCTACCTTTCAAAAACGGCTTGCCTCGAAATCGCAAACTGGAAATGGGATTTTCAGGTAGAAAAGGAGAAGAAATGAATCTTGTCATTAATTTCGGTATCGCTAAAACCATGGAAGAGAAATTCCCCAAGTTAATCATCCATCTCGGGCCATGCTGTTATCAGTATAGTATAGTTTTCCGCGACGGGAAGAGCGTGAGGGCCAGTGCAACTGAGCTTATCGAAAGGCTTGGTAGATTAGCAGGCTACAACATAATAAGGAGCGGAGATGGAAGTAAGGATATTTCGGAAAGCGTTTGAGGAGAGGTATCAGTATCTATTACTACACACGGTTCGGGGCTGTGTAAGTAGGAAGAGGTAAGAAGGATAGTACGACGGTTGTGATCGTGGACTACGATTACCAAACCTGACTATCGAATTTAACGACTCCAAATACCCGCAGAGGTGCCACCATGAAAGCCAAGGCTATTAAGCGTGCGGATACGGACCACATTTGCTTAAGTACCACTTTTGAGTTGAAGTAATAAAACCGGTTTCAAGTTTTTTAAATCTGGACTACGTAAGGATCTGCGAAGTGAGAGTCTGATCCTTACGTAGTCACCAAAAGGAATAAAAATGCGAACGATAAGAGACGAAGAACCAAGATTACCATTAAACGATTCTAGAGTACTTTCAGTAGATAAGTTCTTTACAAGAAATAGACTTCAAGTAAAGTATGCAGAATGTTTTAAAGAAGTTCCAAAAACATCTGACTTTGATGATGCTGAGCTGTATTATGGCTTTGAAGGAATATGCACAAAGAGTTGACTAAATCCTGACCATCGCTTCGGTGATGACAGGTAGGTTATAAAGGAGGACAAATTAAATGCCTGATAACGACAGCCTTAAAAAATCTGATCAAATTAGACTATTAGAAAGGAGCAGAGACTATACAGACTCTGGAAACTTTGATGGATGCTTTACCTATCCTAACTGTGGATGGGACCTTGTTCAACAAGGATTAGTAACCAAAGATAGAAAGATAACAATAGCAGGTAGAGCAGCTTTGTGGTTGCTTGGAAAAGGTTCTGACCCAACATCATCTAAGGCAGTAGAAGTATTTACACTTTCACTATCAACTAAAGAAACGGAGAAATAGTATGAGTAACTTCAACTACTGCTACGACAAATGCGAATTCAACAACGTGCCGAAGAGTTTCTGGACAGAAGTTGTAGATAAAAAACCTGTCCAGCATTCAACGGCTGTGAAAGGTAAACTGATCGGCCCGAAGTTTAAACTCGACTGCGTACTTGGGTATAAGCAGACAGTCAACAGTTACGACGCGCTGAAGAACTCACTTGCACAAGGTGCGCAGATTTGTCCGAGGCTGAAGAAGCTTTTTGGAAAGGAGTCCTAGCATGACAAAAGAACAATTCTTGAAAATGGAAAAGCTGTGTAAGGATGGGTGGAAAGAGGTTGCGGCAAATAAACTGAGCACTAAACCTGCAAGTTTACGAGAATTCTCTCGTTCGTGCCCAGCTTGTGAAATTGCTATACTCACTGATAACAAAGTTACCGTATGTGAATGTATATACTGCCCGGTAACGCGCTGGAGAAAGCGATCGTATCCTTTAGGCAATAAGACTGCCTGTGAGCACGGAGAGGCTTACGGAAGGTGGTATGCAGGAGGAGAATTGTGCGGCTTTGGAGCAGATGCTGCAGTAGAAGCAGCACTAGAAATCTCTGAACTAGAATGGAGCTGGATTCCAGAGTATGATTTTATTGAACTAAGTGATGGCGTTCTCAAAATTCTCGAGGCAGTTCACTTAGATACTCCGCCAATCTAGCCTTGAAATACTTCTTGACAACTGGTTGAAAGTGCGGTAAGATAAAATAAAAACGGAGGAGAAAAATGAAACGAAAAATAATAAAAGTAATACTGTTGCTTATATTCCCTATTTGGCTAGTACCACTTATGCTCATTGGTTGTGTAAAGTGGATTTGGGAAATCGTATCTGAATTTGTTGATAAACTACCAGACTGATCGGAGATCTCCCATTGTTCAAGAAACGTCAAAAATTGACCCTATGTCTGATATCAAAAATCAAAGACTACTTTGGTCTTTGGGAGGTGAATATTCTGATAAATAAGAAGGAATACACTTTCCTCATCCCGTCGGAGTACGCAGTAGAAAAATTCGAGAGGATGAGTAAACGATTCCCTGGAAGAGCTTTAAACTTACTAAAGAAATTTAACGTAAAAGAAAAGGAAGTGAAGTCATGACACTTGTAGAAGCTTTAAACATATCAAGAATTGCGACTCTAGCCGTAGTAGACGGCAGGTACTTCGCAACAAAAACAAGAATGTACTTTGAAAAAGATATCGGAAGTTCAGAAGAAGTTCATAATTATACAGATATAGTCTGTCGTAAAGACTGGGAAGCGATGGGAGTTGTGGAAGGAGGTGAGAAGAAGTAGTAGAGATAGTCTTTATACTCAGCACTAGGAGTGTGGCCCTAGTAAGCTGAAAGTATCATCGACGGATAACTTCCGTATTAAAGTGAGTATATTTACTCATAGAGCGTGTAGGCACGTAAAGCCTCGAGTTCGTAAATACTGATACCGGAATGCCTCGGAGAAGGAGGCAGCGGTGTAGTGAGAGTTAAAGATAGTAGTATTGTTCCGAGGGAGGGCTGACAAACTGGCCCTCCCGAAGAGGTCAAGGAGAATACAATGAAAAACTCTTTAAGAAGTTATGAAGATATTCAGGAAAATCTGCGAGAGCAGATGTCGGGAGAATTTACCAAGCAAGAAGAACAAGCAAAGGAAAATATAGAGGAGAGAGTTCTTGAGCAGAGACTCCTTGACGATATATTTGAGACATGGAAGGCAGGTGACTGAAGGTGAAAGTTAAAAGAAAATATGAAAAAAGCTCAAAGGGATGAATGCTAGACCTCCATCCCCTGCTCAACAGCTTCAACGAAAACTCTTTCAGTTGAAGGGACTGATTGCTTATTGTTGGTGATGAAGAATCTTAACAGAGAATCTCTCAATGCAGCTTTGATGGATGAGCTATTTGCCAGTTGCATTATCAAGTTGGGAGTTGCGGCATCCCATCTTAAAGAGAAAGGGATGAAAGGATGAATCAAGATAATTATTGTTCGCTTGAGATATCCCGCAAGCTGGTTGAAGCGGGGATAATGCTGAAGACAGATCACTATTGGACACGAAAAAGTGTTGCAACCGGCAGGTTGGTTAAAAACATGTTCTCTAATAGCGGGTACGTTGAGGGGCACGAACGGAGATGGGTAATATCGTATAAACCTAATGGTGTAGTAGGAGAAAATATCTGGCCCGCTCCGTCCTTCGCTGAGTTGTGGAGGGAATTGCCGGAAGCTAATGCATACTTACACAATAATGGAATTACTGAAGTATGGCTTGAGGGAGAGGACGGAAACTCCGTATCAGAAAGTTATGCTGATACCAACCCCGCCGATGCTCTGGCAAAACTTCTAGTTTGGGTGAGAAAGGAGATAGCACATGACCGACCTTAACAACATCGAAGCACTGAGCAAGGAGTTTTGTAAACTGGCTGGTATTTGCTGGCATGAGTGGAAGAGATCCCCAGACTCTACGCTAAGAGGTAGATCAATTTGTCTAAAGTGCGATGAGGTTGATTATGCGTATAAGAATCCCGACTTCGCCAATGTGAAGGAAGTACTGCTTGCAATTGACAGGATTGGGAAGTTAAAGGAATTCGTATTCTGGATATCAGAAAAGTTATGGAAAGACGATAGAATACGAATTTGGATCGACTATGCTTTATTGTTCGTAGACGACACTGGCCTGATGCTGAAAGAAGCCGTGGAGTTTCTGAGGGAGGAAGTTAAATAATGGGAAAGTGCATTATATGTCACGATCAAATGGGACTGACAGTCTTGTGTCAGAACCCATTTCCATGCCTAGCAATTAAGGTATTGGTTAATCCATGCGGAAAGTGCACATTTAACAGGGGGAATAGTAAATCTATGAACATGACAGAATCACAAAAGCGGCTACTTACTGAATTGCTTGGGGAGTGTTGGTCGATATATACCTCTTGCCAGAGAACCTTCGCCACCTACCAAGACCTTGGAGACGTGAAGGATGCGCTGGTTAAGAAGGAACTGTATTTTGATTTTTATCGGCATTGTGAATATAAATTTTTCCAGGAGATAAGTGATAAAGATGATCAATACAATAGGTCGATGTTTTCACTATGGCTATTCCGACCACTTGACGAGCATGGAAACGTACATTTCTGCTGGTTGGTTGCCGAATATATCCAAACAATAAAATAGACAGGAGATTAGTGGATGGACATTTCAAAATGCGACAAAGCTGATGTATTAAGAGTCCTTTATAATAGGGCGCGAGTACAGGGAATGGGATTTCTTAACAGTCGAGCAGGAGAAATGACCAAAGGAGAGGCCACGGAACTTCTAAAAGAATGCACTTATTTCGATTATTTATACGGGAGAGTTATAAAAATATCCATGAAAACTGATGAGTTAGATACAGGTTTATATAATCGAGATAATGGACCTATGGCAGCAGAGAAAGCAATTGCGGAGTTCTTGGAGGAACAGAAATGACTCTCAGCGATTACTATCTTTACCTCGACGCTCTTTCATCATGTGCGATTGAAGGCAATACCTTTGCAATTAAGATATTGGAATTGAAAGATAATGATCCGAGTAAATTCATACTCGAGTTGGAAAAGTTTGCCAATTTAGATAGGATATCGGAGGAGGAACGGGGATGATTCAGATCAAGACAGTAAGAGATTGGATGATAAAGTGTTATCGTGGTGACGAGATGGCTGTTCTATACGCCGACCACCTGGAAGAACTTGACCACGCGCTAAAGGATGCGGCGGGAAGGATTATTGAACTTAATAATACTGTTGCCGGATTATGTGAACAACTAAAAACGATAAGTGCCGATAATGAGGCGTTAGAAAGACATTTCCGAGAGCTTAACGGAGAAAAGAACGCGATTGAGGCTGTTCGCTTATTATGCAAGTCTGGTCGCATGGATTACGATAGGGCCGAGAAAGCAGAGTCTGAAATCGCCCGCCTGACCGCAGAAGTGGCAAGATTGCGGAAGGCGTTGGGTAGGATAAGCAGCTGATAGACGGAAGATTGGAAGTGGTTAAGCGGGCAGACAACTATATACCGCCGAAGGTCTGGAAGGAAGTATACGCTTCAAATTATTCGGTGTATCCTATCGTCCTACTCAAAACCATTCCCGCAACCTATCATCCGGCTCAACCTGAGAGTTGGAGCTTTAAGAAAGGAGGAACAAGTGATGATTATAAATAAAACACAACAAGAGGAATTTGAGAAAGTATGTCGCCCGGTTATTAAGTGGCTGAATGATAACTGCCACCCGCATGTAACAGTAACCATTGATTGCACGTCGTATGAACTGCTTGAGGGGATTTTATCCCTGCCTGTAGAAGACTATATAAAGAACTGAGAGCTGGGCGTTTGAGGAGGAGTGAAAATGCCAGTATTAAATTACATATCGTTTGCCAGTAATGAAGAATTTGTTTCTTGGCAGAAAGCAGAGAAGCGTCAGATAACATCAGTCTTACCGCTCGTATTTGGCGTGTCTGACGAAGGAGGTGAGAGGGTCAGCATGAAAGCATCGACTGGTTGCTTTGTTATCTATTGGGAGAATTTTGAGGAGGCCCAAAATGACCGATGATCTACTAAAATACTATGTAGCCCTTCAACCGAAGTTTCGGGAGGTGATGGGAAACTTACGTGATAGTGACGATTGGAAATGGTCTGAGGGCGATGCTGTTTTTAGGGAACTTCCCTACGCCCGTACTGTAGACATCGTCAAAATGTGTAAAGATGGGAAGATCATCTACCTGCCCCGCACAATCGACGATTCCAGCGAGGAGGCAAGGAAGCGATCCTTAGTGGGAATGCTCACGGCAATATCAAAGTACCGTGTTGTGCTGACCGAATTGACAGAGGGTATGTGGCACTGCTGTCTTATGGGAGAGGATGAACAGTATGTAGCGACTACCCTCAGCGAAGCGATCCTTAAAGCCCTCTGCGCTCAGTGGGAGGTGGAAGTATGATCGATGATACAGTTGAACTTTACGTTGATAATAGACTTTTAGTAAGAGTTAAAACTTCTATAGTTCCATCTATTGGAAGCATGGTAAACATTAAAAAGATAACGTACAGAGTTACTTCAGTAACATTTACTGTAGACTATGCGGACGGAGTGTGGACAGTAATGAGAAGCAATATTGATCTTGAGGAGGTATAAGATGCTTACGATGAATCAGAAGTACCTAAATGACCCTGATTTTAAGATGCTCGTAGATACTATGGAAAAGCTTATACATGACAACAGATACACACCCTCGGAAATGCGGGAAGCAGCGTTAATGGCAAGTATTGTAGGGCTTGAGAAAAAGTTAAAAAGAAAGCAAATAGAGATTAGAAAACTATGGAAGACAGTCAACGAGACAAAATAGATATTATTTCCTACGGGCCTTGGGGAGTTAGTTGGACTCCACATAAAGGTATACTAGGATACGATAATCCTTTAATGCACACCTGTGCTGTATGTAGAGTAACTTCCGGCGCATACCCAATGCCTTTAAAGGAAAAGATTCATGAACCTGGCTGTAGAGTAGCACTAATGTGTGCGCTTGGAATGTAAATAACCAAAGAACTAGTAGTCAAAAATGGGAGGACATAAAAGTGAAAACAGTAGTTATATTTACATTAGTTATATCATTAGCAATAACACTCGTATTTATGATTTTATCTGAGTCCAGTAAAGAGGTAATTCAATGAGCGAAATATCATCCGTCTGGTTCAGAGAAGGAAAGAAACTTGCAGTTGGACAAGCAATTTTCCTTCGTGTCGCGAACAAGAAAGAGCAGACAGCTCTCGCACTTGAACTTGAAAAAGAAAGAGAAGACTTTGCTGCTGTAGACCCAGTCCACGCGAGTCAACTTTTTATAAATAAAACTTTGAAAGATGCAAAACAGTATGTGACTATTGAAAGAAAATACCGAGCAGTATTTACAGCGTTTTTTCGTGATACAAACGGTGCGTTTTCTAAACTCACAGTAGATCCTGAACGTGACAGAATACTTCGTCTGATGCTTAAAGATAAAAAACCTAGAGAAGAAATTGAAGATGTGCTTAATGGTCTTACTGAAGACGAAGTGAATGAATTTTTTCCTGAAACAAAATGATTAAAACTATTATAAAAACATTGCATCCTATAAAAATGGGTGTATAATCATAATTAAATGATGGGCATGATGAAGGTTTATTTAAGGGAGAGCAATAATACTAATGCCAAGACATATGCAAACTGTAGTTGATGAGGAAGTTCACAGCGCGTTGAAAGTTCTCGCAGCAAAGACAAATTATACTCTTGGCGAACTTATAGAACTTGCAATAAAAGAATACTTAGTAAAGGAGGACAATAAATTCATCCCTCAAGGTGAGCATAGCGGAAGCGTAGGAGAGTAGTTAATTAACCTAACCAAAACAAATAAACAATCTTAAGGAGGAAGTACAATGGCTGAAGAAGTAAAAGGTGCTGACGCAGCTCCGGCTGCAGAGGTAAAGAAAAAGACGAAGAAGTTGAGTAAGGTTATCGAAGGTAATGTCCTGACTATCACAGACGGAACGACTGGAACAGTCATGGTTTTCGACGCGACGAAACTGCCGATCGAAATTCAGAAAAAGCTCATGCCCTATGGTATGTCTCAGAAGCTCGGCGATGCGGCGGCTGGCAAGGAAGGTCAGGTCGCAGTTGATGCCATTAACAAAGTCTGGGCAGGTCTGATGGCAAATGACTGGTCCGTTCGTGCGCCGGCTGCAGCGAAGATCGACAAGAAGAGCATTCTGGATAGGTTTGCTGCGCTCGGTCCGAAGATGAAGGCCATGCTGGCGAAAGATCCAGCAACGGCAGCGTTGCTTGAGGCGCTGGGAATTAAAGCGTAAGAAGATATCTGAGTAGCTTATATGGGGACTGCATCCCGTCTCCCTCCTCAGCAACCAGAAGTCTTGGGAGTGCCCAGGGTAAAGGAGATAGGCATGAAGCCGAAAGTTCTGAGAGCATGCTAAGAACTCGGGGATACTTGATCAGACAAGCAGTGACGTAAGCTACTCAGGTTTTATTTCAGACAAATCGTCAATTAATGACGTTTCTTGAATGGGATGGGGAAGTAAACTAATACTTCCTCATCCTTTCATTTCTCGGAGGCGAGAAATGCCCGAACCTATCATCCTCGATAATACAAAACGATCTACTTATCGTCAATGCCCGAAGAAATACTTCTTTCAGCATGTAAAAGGTCAACAATCTAACTATGGTTCTACTGCCATTCGTTACGGAGTAGTATGGCACGGGATTCAAGAAGGATTTCATAGCTGGATAAAAGAGCATGGATGGCCTAAAGACGGGAGTGAACTTGCGCAGGCTATTACAGCTGGTCTTGTTCTAGGTAAAGAAAAGTGGGATAAAGAAAGTGCAACAAAGACTTTCATTGACGACTATAAGAACTTCAATACAGCCGTTGACGCGTTCAACGCTTATCTTGACTTCTTCAAGGACGATCAAACCTATCTGAAAATCATTTACACAGAGAAAAAATTCGAGTGTCCAATTGAACCTGAGAATGAGGTAGAGGAGAGATTGCTTGTTAAGCTTCCTCCTGTTGTGTTCACTGGAAAGATAGATCTTTGTGTGGAGATGGATTACACCAAATGGTTGTTTGATTTTAAAACAACTGGGTGGATTTTAGATCAAGTAATTTCTAAAGCAAACAGGAGCCCACAGCTGATCGGATATTCCTACGCTGGAGATAAAGTACTTGACTTTAAACCAGCTGGATGTCTTTGTTCTTTTGCTTACATTGGCTCGACGAAGTCGAAAGCTACTGGCGAGTACGGAAAAACCCGCTTCGACTTCCGGCGAGTTCCACAAATTTACACGCAAGGAGATATTGAAGCTTGGAAGTTAAGCTTCATTAATACTTGCAGAGAGATTCACTTCTCAATGGAGAATGATCTGTGGACGGAGTCCTTTGATAATTGTTTTCAGTACGGACCATGTACGTATTTGAAACTCTGTCAACAGCATACGGAGTATGAAAATCTTAATCTTGAAGGTTTTCATGAAGAGTTTTGGGATGTTTTGGAGGAGGTGGATTGATGGAGAACTTCAAACATACACCTAATGGTTTAATATGTCCTTGGTGTCCTCAAGGAAAGGTAACAGTTCTAATTCAAAACTGCGGTCACAATCCATTTAAACTAATGGCTGAAGTAAGGCGCCTTCAAGCAGAAGTAGATAAAGACTCACGAGCACGTCACATTCTTGAAGACTTAGGAGAATACTTAAATGGAAACTCAAATTGAATCTTTACTTCGAGGAACAAGCGGTGAAAAAATATAAACTTGTTACGATCTTGCAACTTGCAGATATGGAAGCAAGTTTTCTTATGGAGGCAGAGGATGACAAGACGTAAGCCATGGAGTAATACTGTAAAAGGCTACGAGTCTCTCGAGCTTGTTCTTCGAGAAGCATACGATAGAGCTGCTTTGACAAAGGGAGTCGAGCGTCACGCAAATGGAAATTCTTTTTCACAGCAAGAAATTTGCACTGATCTTCGACTGTTTGGTATTGCTCCTGCACTGTTTCAAGCACGCAAAAAGATAAAAGAAAGTTTTAGACTTCTTGCATCAGCTGCAATTAACGAGTTACTTGACGCGATTGTTTATCTTGCCGCTGCAGTAATAGTATTAAAAGAAAATCGGTAGGACGAAGCACAGATAGCTCTAATACATTATATAAGAAAGGAAAGTAGAATGCCAAATGCTAAAGATGTCAATATAAATACTGAGTGGTTAAAAGTGTTTTCTGTCGGAGATTCTGGAAGCGGAAAGTCTGCTTTTGCTTCTACATTTCCTACACCAGGTTTTGTCTTTGACTTTGGAGGAGAGATCATTTCTTACCGTGGCAAAGACTTTGACTATGAGCAGTTCGAAGTAAGCGCGAAAGGATGGAGTGACTTTGAAAAAGTCTTTTTAGAGATTAAGAAAACTATTAAGGAAGGTAAGTATCAGTCAGTTATAATAGACAATGTTACTGCTATGACTGACGTCTGCATGGAAAAAGCTCTTCAACTTGATATAAAGAGAAGTTTGACTGGTGGGCCTGTATGGAATATCCATTATGGCTTAGTAAAAAATCTCATGGAAGGAAGACTTCGTCAGGTACTAAATCTTGAGTGCAATCTGGATATCATTGCTCATTTGGATATTATTACTGACAAGGAGACTGGTGCCTTTATTACTGTTCAACCAAGTATGACAGGCAGTTTATCTGTCGATATTCCGTCGTACTTCCAAGAAGTATATTACCATACTACTAGAAAAGAAGGCGGAGAAACTGTATGGGTTATGCAAACTATTCCTATTGGACATAATCATGGAAGGTCAAGAGCAAGCGGAAGAGAGCGATTATTGCCAGATCTTGTTCCCAATGATTACGAAGAAATTATGGCGTACTTAACAGGAAAAAAGAAAAAGGCAAAAAAATAAAAGGATTAATCTTTGGCAAATTTGCTCACCTTAATAAGCTAAAGAGAAAGGAGGAAGTCACGGCGATTACTACAACTACTATAGGAACTTAACTCTAACTAACAGAATAAGGAGAACTACAAATGGCAAAACCAAGACAGAATACACAGCAACCTGATGATCCAACTCCGCCTGAATTTCCGGACAGTGACATTCCTCCCGACGAAGGTGGGGACATTGATCCTTCAGACGCACTTGCAGCATTGGACTTTGATGTTGAGGATGAGTATAAACCTGAACCTCTCATTCCAAGTAGCAAGTACTACGGCGTCGTGAATAAGGTATCCTTTGTTCCTGCTCAGTATAGCATCGTTTGGGACATCTGCCTCCATGACAACGGCGGAGTAATGACTGACGGCTATACTCCAATCGACGGAGCGCATGTCTATTTCAGAAACTGGCTTCCGAAGCCGGGAGATGAAAAGGAGATGACGAAGAAAGGTAACAGTACCAAACGGCAGAGTAAGATCAATATGCTTCAGGATTTTCAGTCCAAACTCGGTCTGGACATGTCGACTCCGTCGAAGATCGCAACTGCGCTCAACGAGCATCAGTGGATCGGAATTGAAGTCGAGGCTGAAGTTGATGTGGATGAGTATCAAGGTCGGTTCCGTAACACTGTAAATCGTATCCATCGGTCGAGCGCGTTTTAAGAAGTAAATTATTATAAGGGACAATACACGGTGCGAAGTTATTTTACTTCTATGTTGACGGTGAGTCCCTGCTTTTCCGAGCATAGCGCAGTTTGGTAGCGCGCTCACTTTGGGAGCGAGAGGTCGAAGGTTCGAATCCTTCTGCTCGGACCATTTGAGGAGGCTGTATGTTTTTAATTCGTCCTTCGTTTCAGATAGAAGAGATTTCTGGTTTTAAGAGAATAGAGCGAGCGGGAAGAATTTGTTATAAATCAGAGAATAAGATTACTGAAGAATCCTGTGACTCTTTTATTAGAAGTATTATAAAGCACAAACATGAATCTGTTCTTGAGCACTCTATGTTATCTGTCAAATTTATCGTAGACAGAGGCGTCAGACACAGACTTGCAGCTTTTTCTCAGGAAAGTACAAGATACTGTAATTATAAAGGAGGAGTTACGTTTGTAATTCCACCTTGGACGGATATTACTCCTGGAGAATACGGAACATATGAAAGAGGTCATACTGTTCCAGCATCGCATATATCTGCGGCTGACGCTTACTGGTTCGATGCTATGCTTCAGGCAGAGTTCTCTTATACTAATGCGCTGCAATGTGGATGGCTACCTCAACAAGCTCGTTCTATTCTTCCAAATTCAACTAAAACAGAGCTTGTCATGACTACTAACTTCCGCGAGTGGCGGCACATATTTAAACTTCGCGCACTTAGCGAAGCAGGTAAACCTCATCCACAAATGCTTGAAGTTATGGTACCTTTACTTGCAGAAGTAAAAAATCTTGTTCCAGTTATATTTGACGATCTGGGAGTTCAGTAATGAAACTAGAAGCACTATACGAAAACTTTGCTCTAGCGTCTCCTGAGCGTCAGCAAGAAATGATTGCTGCCTATCGCCTTCGTAGAGCAGAGGATATGGCAAAGCCATATACGTATAAAAAGAAAAAGCAGAGTACAGCTAAACCTAAACTTGAATTAACTGAGCAGGAGAAACTTGTAGCTAAACTTCTCGGCTTAAAACCAAAAGATATTCTTGCTTTGAGAAATGTGACAAGTGTAGAGGAAGATATTACAGACGACAATGAAGTCGATCTGTTTAAAGATTCTACTTATGATGGAGGAGATGAAGAATGAGTAAACTAGACGCAGCAAAATATTTCAAGGATACACTTGTAGAAGCTCTTAAGGAGAACCCAAAAACTTCTTGGGGAAAGAACGAACTTGAAGTATTTATAAAAGATACTTATACAGACTTTATCGAGAGGTACTTGGAATGAGCGAACCAGCAATTATCAACGCAGTAGGAGTGTACAAAGGTCAGATCGAAAATGGAGTGTTATACTACCATGCAATTGGAGAGGATGCAGAAGGAGATCAGGTGGTATTTCTCTTCGGATGCCAACCGAACTTTAGTGAAACTGTAGACAAAGCTCTTAGTAAACTGTTTCCTGTTCGGTTTAAAACAGTAGATCCGGTTAAAGTTTCAGTAGCAGAACCAGAAGAAACGTTACTATTCGCTACTGTAGACGGCAAAGTTATAGTAAAATGCTACCAGGAATGTCCATACTTTTATCTTGATGGAGGTCCTGGACCTATTATGGCATGTAATCATCCCGAGACAAAGGCAAATTTTGCGATGACTCAAAATCTAGCTGATATTTATATTATCTCACATCCGCAATGCGATACAGGATTTCCAGTAAGGTGTCCACTTCGTAAAGAAAATAATACTATTAACATCTCGCCTACCAAAGGAGACTCTCCAGATGCAACTCGAGGATAAACTTCAAACAGTTGACCCATCTTTAATAAAAGTCAGCGACACTCGTCCACGCCAACGTAGAGAACTTGGTGAGATTGCTAAAATGGTTGAGTCTATTCGTCAGTATGGGCAAATTCAACCTGTAGTAATTAACCGAGAATGGGAACTTATCGCAGGAGGTAGACGTCTTGCTGCTTGTCTCATGGGAGGATTTCAAGTAGTTGTTTGCTTCTCTGACGAAGTTGATCCTATGAAACTTCGAGAACTTGAACTCGAAGAAAATGTTCAGAGAAAAGCTTTAACTCCAGCAGAAGAAAGCATGGCTGTAAGTGAGTTAGTTAAACTAAAACAAGCCATTTATGGTGTTCCTACTTCTGGAAGAGAAGGCGGATTTACTCTTGATGATGCAGCTGAACTAGTTGGTAAAACAAGGGGTTACATCATTGACGCTCTGAACGTCGCTGAAGCAGTTACACTTTTTCCCGACCTATCTAAGTGCGCAACTAAAGCCGAGATAAAAAAAGCTTTCAAAGGCTACGAACGCATTCAGCAACAGGTAAACGCGCTTTCTACTTATGAAGAAAAGATTAGCAGGACAGATAAATTTGTTCTGGTAAACCGAGAAGCAGAGCGATGGCTGGAAGGGCTTGGAGATGGAAGTATAGATCTTGTATTTACTGATCCGCCTTACGGAGTAAACATTCATGATATTGCTATGACAAGTGGAGGTGAAACTGGTGGAGACATTACCACAACTGGAACTACCTATGATGACAGTGAAGGCTATGCTAAAACATTACTTGAAAAACTCTGTGTTGAATCTTACAGAGTTACAAAAGAAAACGGCTTTGCAATGTTTTTCTGTGCTCCCAGTCACTTCTCGTGGCTCTCAGAACGAATGGCTGCTGCAGGCTGGCTTGTCGCACCAAGGCCAGTTGTATGGATCAAGCGTGAAAGCGGACAGAACAACCAACCAGAAAAATGGTTCTCTTCTGCTTATGAATTTATCTTATTCGCAAGAAAATCAAGCTCTTGCCTTATCTTGCAAGGACGACCCGATTGGCTTCAAGTTGATCCAGTTCTGCCTTCTGAACGAGTCCATCAAGCAGAAAAGCCTATAGCACTTTGCAAGGAATTAATTTCTCGGGTATGTATGCCGGGGAGTTATATTGCTGATCCTTGTATGGGAAGTGGGGCACTTGTTGCTGCAGCAGTTGAGTTAAAAATGTTTGCACTTGGGTGTGAAAAGGATTTGAATTCTTATGCAAGTGCAGTTTCGAGAATGGAGAAGATTGTATGATTAAGACAATTAAAAATTTTATACAAGTTCCAGGAAGACCAATCGCTTACACTTATATAACAAGAGATGGAAAACCATTTTCTGATCTTGACGAAGCAGTCGAGCATGAAAATAGTCTTACTCCAGAAAAGCGACCTATAGTTTACGAGCAAATCTGGTCTATTCAAGAAGCGATAAATAAAGCTATTGCTGAAAACCGCGTTGTTCGATTTCTCTGGAACGGATCAAACAAGGACATTAAAAAAGGAATTATAGACAAAAAAGATTGTCGTATTATGAAACCTGAAAAAGACTCAAATGATGTCGCTGTTATTCCGCCAGGAATTGAAGACTTTGACTTTGGAGATGTTGATTTGAGTATTCAACTTCCTTCGCGTGTTAATTAAGAAACGTCAATTATTGACATTTAATCTGGGTGAATGAAATGATAGACTTGACACGAAGAAGTTTTATAAGACTGCTTGGACTTACAACTGCTGCGCTATTTACAGGAAATAAACTTCTAACTGTGCCAACATCTGTAGCTACATCTGTGCCTACTCCAAGTAAGCTTATACCAGACATAAAAAGATGTACTAAAGATAATCACTTTATGACACCCACTCAGTTTTCACAAATGACACTTGAACTGCTTAATGATAATTTAGTACTGTACAGAGGAAATACTTATGATAGTAAATACCGAAGGTCCATTAGACGCAAAAATTATGTTAGTAGGTGAGGCTCCAGGCGAGGAAGAGGACAAACAGGGAAGACCATTTGTTGGTCCTGCTGGAAGAACTCTTGATGCTCTTCTTGGGCAAGCAGGAATTGCACGTTACCAATGTCTTGTTACAAATGTTGCTCGTGAACGCCCACCTGCAAATAAAATCTCTTTCTATTTTGAAGACAAAAAATGTACTATTCCAAAGCCTAGACTTCGTGAGTGGATTGCTAAGCTTAAAGAAGAGATCGAGCTATACCAGCCAAACATTATAGTAGCACTTGGAGCTACTGCACTTTGGGCTTTAACAGGAGAAAAGAAAATCTCCGACTTTCGCGGATATGCTATCCCATGCACTCTTGTAGAAGGAAGAAAGGTTCTGCCGACGTATCATCCACAAGCAGTCAACTACGAGTATAAACTTCATTTCCCAACTGTACTCGATCTTCGAAAGGCTCTTCGACATTCTGCTTATCCAGACCTTCCAGAAACTAAGCAGACCTTTCTTCCTAATGTAAATATAAAGAGATTTATTTCCTACATGGAAGAATGTATGGCTCATCCTGAATGGGAATATCTCTCTGTTGATGTTGAAACACTTTCTCCTGGAAGTCATATAGAAGAACTTGGTTTAAGTCATAATCCAAACTTTGGTATTTCTACTTTCCTTCTCAAAGGACGAACAAGTTGTCTTTGTGAGAATGATGAACTTCTTCTTTGGAAGACATTTGCAGAATTAATTAAGCATAAAAAAATTATTATGCAAAACGGTGCTTATGATATTGGAGTCCTTTGGCATAATCAGCATATTCTTGTAGAAAATCTTTGGATGGATACACTTCTTGCTGCGCATGTATGCTGGCCAGAGCTTCCACGAGACCTTGGTTTTCTTGGTAGCATTTGTCTTGATATTCCTCCTTGGAAAAACAGCTCAAAAACAGAAGCGTATAATCCTGCAGATGCTGCGAATACACTCGGTATTGCTTTAGTCCTAGATAAAGAAATAACTAAGCAAGGTATTCGTTCTACCTTTGATTTTGAGATGGGGCTAATTCCAGTATCTCTCATGATGCAACTTCAAGGTATTGAAGTAGACAGAGATAAACAAAAGGAATTAATAGATATTTGGACGGCAAAAAGAACTGAGTTAAAAAAACAACTTGATACTGTTATTGGCAGAGAAGTAAACTTTAACAGTTCAAAGCAAATGATCCAACTTCTTTACATAGACTTAAAACTTCCTGTTCAATATAAGCGAAGAAAGTCTATAGAAGAAACTCGAACAATGACAGTAGATGCCAATGCACTACGCACATTATCTCGTCTTGTTCCAGATAATCCTGTATTTAATTTAATACTAGAATATAAAAAGGCAGATATTCTTCTCAATAACTTTTTATCTATTGAACTTTCTCCAGAAGGAAAAGTTCATACAAGCTATAATATCACAGGGGCATCGAGTGACGATGAAGAGGATACAAAGAAAACCAAACGTAGCTTTGGACGGTGGAGTAGTAGTGGTTCTATTATTCTTCCCTATGGTTCAGGTAATCTGCAGAATATTCCTTTTGAAGCTCGGAAGATGTACAGAGCTAAAAAAGGATGGAAGATTATTGAAGCTGATTATGCTCAGGCTGAAGCTGTAGTTGTCGCGTATCTTACTGGCGATCAGAAGTTAAAGAAGATGTTTAAAGATTCTTTTGGTCTGCCGAAGACAGAAAAAGCTGTGTACGATATTCATAAGATGACTATTGCTACTATGCTTAATATTCTTGTCAGTGACGTTACAAAAGATCAACGTGTAGCTGGAAAGACAATTAGACATGCTACATCTTATTCAGCTGGACCACAAGTTCTTGCGAATAGGCTTGGTATAAAGCTTTCAACAGCTAAAACTCTTATGGATCTTTATCATAAGGCTAATCCTCACCTTCGCATGTGGTATAATGCTATTCAAAATGAGTTAAAGAGAACTAGAACTCTTTATAATCTTCTCGGAAGAAAACACCGTTTTCTCGATAGATGGGGAGATAGCCTATTCCGAAGTGCGTACTCGTTTATTCCTCAAGGAACAGTAGGAGACTTACTCAACACAGCGATTAAAAAAGTCTACGACTTGCATACAGATCTTCCATTTGAAATGATTATTCTTCTTCAGCTTCACGACGCTATGTACACTATGGTAGAAGAAGAAAACGTCATGGAAGCAATTAAGTTTATGCGAGAGTGTATGGTGATTCCTTTGAAGTTTGGGAACGAAGAGTTTATGATCGACGTGGATTTTAAGATAAAAGATTCATGGGCTGAAGGAGAGGAGGTTGATATTAATCGTGATTATATACTTGGCACAGAAAAATAAAACTATAGTATTCTTCCCTATACCATCAACGAGGGGGAGAATATTATGTCATGGATCGAATGGCCGTTATGGAAATGGTTCTCAGAACAGATCAACGTTATATTTCCAGTTGTTACATTTTCATGCCTCATCATTTGGACATTTATTGACAGGTTGTTTAATATCGCCCTCCCAATCGGAACATACATTGGCATATTTGCATTATTGGGGGCAATTATGACCTTTTTCCCTCCCGAGGGCCTTTGGCAGAAAATTTTGTGGGTTCTCATTTTTATCGTGTTTTTGGGGTTTGAGTTCCAGACCCTCTATAGAGAAGAACGCGAATTAAATAAGCAGCGGGAAATTGTTGCGGATAAATTCAGCAAGATTATTACTAATCTTGATAGAATGGTTCAGGAGTCTAACTGGGCACGTGAAGAGGAACGTAAACGAAGTGCCGAACTTCTGACAAGGCAAGAAACATTATTTGCGCATCAAGAAAAACTCGCAAAAGAAACTTTGGAAAAAGTTAAAGAACGAGAGGGTGCTCTTGTCCCTGATAACCTTCCGAGTGTCAAGTAGATAATCACGATATTAATTGGAGAGAACAGTAATGGTATTTAATGTTTATACTTGTGTTCTTACTTCTCTTGCCATCTATGGAGTAGTCTTAAACATAAAGAAAAGAATAGAATGTTTCTATATTTGGCTTTTCACAAACGCATCTTGGGCAATGGTTGATTTCTATAAAGGAATACCTGCTCAAGGATTTTTATTTACAGTATACACTCTTCTTGCTATTTATGGTATCTACGAATGGAGAAAAAAGGAAACTAAATGACTACAAAAAATACTACTCCAACAACTATACTAGTCTCCGTCTCTAATACTTTCGAACGAGATAAACTAATAAAACGAATATACACAAATCTTACTAAAGAACCTTCTACTACTTTTATAGTTCAACAAGATCAAGTCAACCGTATAAAAGTGTTTTATCGTGTGAGTCAAGATATTCGTGTGCTTGTACGAACTTACCTCGTACTTGTTATACCTATACTAGTAGATTTAGGTCCACTTCACTCCATCATTGGAACTATTGACTTTCACTTAGATGAAACAATAAAGCACCTTACTGCACTGACGCAGAAATTTCAAGCCCTTCAAGGCAAGCGAGTGGTGAAAGGAAACATTAATGCCTCGAATTTTGAAAACCAACTGGATAGATGCTTACGTGGAACTTCAGAAGAATACTGAACCAGCAGAAGTATTCGATATATGGACAGCATACTCTGTTATTGCTGCCGCACTTAGAAGAAAAGTATGGCTCCAACTTGGAAGACTTACTTATCATTCAAATATCTATGTTGTATTTGTAGCAGAACCAGGACGAGCAAGAAAAACTAGAGCTATAGAATACGGAGCACAATTTCTTGAAAAAATACCAGAAATTATTCAAAGCTCAGACTCTGCGACTAAAGAAGCAATGACAGATGATTTGGAACTATCTGCTCTAGACGCACTTAATACAAATGGAGATACAGTCAGACATAGTTCTTTAAACATTATCTCTAGAGAATTTGAATCTTTTCTTGGACAGAAAAAAGAAAACACACGAATGTTAACAGCTTTAACTGATTTATTCGACTGTCCTTCCGAATGGTCATCTCGAACTCGTCATGGAAAGAGTAATAAAATAATATTACCTTGGCTGAATTTGTTATCTGCCACAACGCCTGAGTCTCTTGCAAATTCTCTTCCATCTAGCGCAGTTGGAGGAGGACTTACTTCTCGTATATTATTCATCTGGGCAGATAGAAAGAAGCGCCCCGTGTGTGTTCCTTCTTTCACAGCAGAAGAGATTAAACTTAAAGAAGCTATGGAAAAAGATCTTTATAGTATTAGTCGTCTGACTGGCGAATATACTATGACAAATGATTGTATTGCTAAGTGGACAGATTGGTATAATGCTTATGATGAAGATGAGTCTGGAGATCGTATATGTATAGATAAGGCTTTCAGTGGCTGGTATTCTCGAAAACCAACTTATATAATAAAAATAGCTATGCTTCGCGCAGCAGCTGAGTCGGATATAATGGTAGTTACTTGGAAACATATGGAAGAAGCTATTACTGCTATTCGCGGAGTTGAGGAGCAAATGGGAAATGCCTTTAAAGCAATTGGAAGAAGCGAAATTTCTGGAGACGTAGATAATGTCTTACAAGTTATTAGACAAGCAAAGATTATTTCTGAAAAGCAGTTAATGTCACAAATCTGGAAAGATGTTGATAGCACTAAATTTGAAAATGTAATTGAGACTTTAATTAAGACTGGAAAGGTTCAGCGACTTTACAAAGGACCAAATGCTGAAAAAGGAATTTGGTACAGAAGTAATGAATAAAACTATACCCAGAATTCAATTTATTATTTAGTCACCTGTTATCATTCATACGAAAAGAAAAGGTCATGCTGTTCATCGTACGGCGTTTCTGATGGTGTTTTGAACGGTCTCACGACAGTACATTTAAACAGCCAATATGTCAATTATTAGTATTTCTTACAAGCAAAAGAGGAGACTAGAAAGTAATTTTCTAATCGTCCTCTTTTGTTTTACTTGTGCCTACCTAAAGTCTTTCAAAACTGCATCTTTCCACTCTGCGACTGTGCTGTCTTTGAAGCTATGCACTTGTCACATATACAATCTGCACATTTATCTCACCAGTGTCTACGAGCGTTGATAAGTCAACTACTGCTCCAGTAGTCCCGTTATAAAACACAACCTGTAGCCCACTTGCGTGATATTTCCCGCCCACCGTTAACGCAACGGCAGACGCATTGTAGTATAGACTTGAAGATATTATGCAAACGCAATCTCCTGATATTCCTGCATTTAGAAGAATTAACGAACCGCCATCGAAAGCAAGTGAAAAGTTTGTTCCTGGGGTCCCTTTAGCAAGATTATCTTCCTCTCCCATCGCATCGCCATTCCACTGACTTGTTGTTTGGCATTTTATTGTACTTGGGGTTGTCCCGTCTTTTATAGTTAATAGAACTTTCCTCATCACCCGTCCAGCGGTGCCGTCACCCTTAATGACATCCGTTTTGGGCGCTTTGCTTGACATCGCCACAGCTTCATCAAGGGAGGTATCTTGAGTAACCGTTACAGTTTTCCCATCAGTTCCGGTAAGTGTAAGCGTGCTTAAAAAAGTGAACACCTTCCCTGCAACGCTTTTTAATGTATCGTAGTATCCTATTTGTGCTGCCATTTCATCCTCCTTAGAATTGTCTAACTGTTACTGGCCAGTAAGCCCGTGCTAAATCTATCACCCCACCCGTTTCATTCTGTACTCGAATTTTCACCGTGTTCGTCGCACTCACATATCCGGTAATAAGTAACCCTCCGGTATCAATTAAGGCAGACGTTGAAACATCATAGGGGCATCCTACCTGAACGATATTCCCTATTTTCGCTCCCGTTACCGTGATCGCGCCGGATGTTTCCCCAACCCCATCTCCTAGGCTGCTAACATCCCAATCAAAAGTTGCTGTGCGGGTATAATATACATTGGTTCCTGATGTCGTCACAGATTTTCCATTAACTAACCGATTGTCATCATAGACATAGATGTAAT